ATCCCCGGCTATCCCGGCAAGTATTTCTACGTGTGGATGGACGCGCCGGTGGGCTACATGGCCAGCTTCCAGAATCTGTGCGAGCGCGAGGGCATCAATTTCGACGACTACTGGAAAGCGGATTCCGACGCCGAGCTGTATCACTTCATCGGCAAGGACATCATCAATTTCCACGGCCTGTTCTGGCCCGCCATGTTGCACTCAGCCGGCCTGCGCACACCAACGGCGATTTTTGCTCACGGCTTCCTCACGGTGAACGGCACCAAGATGTCCAAGAGCCGCGGTACCTTCATCAACGCCGCCAGTATCACTGTAGCCTTCCAACGCACTACCCGTGCTAGATCCTCCGGCACCAGCAGCGCCAGCACCAGTCATCCCACCATAATCGGGTGTAATGTCTCTATTAACATCTGGTAGATCTTCGGGACTATACTGAAACCCTTGCAAATTAGTAGGTGTTTCACTTAGTGAAGCAAATGTTTCTGGTCCCGTTAATCCTGCACCCAATGCTTGTTGTTGTTCTGGTGTTAAAGAAGGACTAAGGCTCATTGCTTCATTAGCATTAGAAATAGCTGTATTTAAAGATTTATTACCGTTCTTTATATCATCTTCATCAAGCGTTTTTGTAAACTTCTCGCCTCCAACAATCTCTACCTGTCCCGTTACAGGATTAACACCGTACGTTGCAGCAAAAGCACCTGTACCTTTAAAACCTACTTGACCATTTGATAAGGTACCTTTTGTAATACTGGGATCACCTAAAATATCTTGTCCTAATACGTCACCTGCCTGTTTAAGAGTAGCCATAGTATTAATATTAGAGCGTTCTTGAGGACTTAGATCTTTAAAGCTATTCTCATAAGATATAGCCGCTCTATTTGCTGCGTTAGCTTGTACCATAGGTATGCTGCTAAGACTGTTTAAACTTTCAGCAATCGTATTTGTGCCTTTTAAGTTTCTTTCCATGAAACCTGCTATGTTTTGTGCCGCTGAAGTTATTTTAGTTGGTGGGTTTATAGCATTAGCTACAACCTGACCCATAAGAGACAGCATTGCTCTACCTGCATATGAGTCTGCCAAAGAAGCAAAGCTCTTTAGCCCTTGTATGTTTGCGTCTGAAGGATATGCAGCTAGTTCTGCTACAGACCCCGTTCCGGGCGTATTAAAGTTACCTGAAGGCCCACCAGCAGTAATTCCACCTGTGCCTACTGGATCTTCTCCACCACCAGTAGTGTCACCACTTGTTGTACCTGCTGTAGTTCCTGTAGCACCAGCACCAGTAGCGGCACTTAGGTTTGCAGCTAGGTTAGCCCCATAGTTTTGGAAAGCCTGTTGGTCTGCGTCTGAACTGCTATCAACAACATTTTGTGGCAGAAAGCGCTTTAGATATTCAAAAGAATTTGTACCTATAAGGTCTTCTACGTCTTTAAAGTTAAATGCTATACCACTGCCTGTGTTTGTAAGTTGATCGTCTGTAACAGTTGCATTTTCATCAATTAGCGCACCGTCTGCTGCTTTAATAGGTTCTTTTTCTTCTGACTCACCTTCTTCGTAATCTTCAATAACTTCAATATCTTCAATAGTAAACGGAGGTCCACCAGCATTAAAGATTGTGTCGTCTGGTAGTGTCTGGCCTTCCTCAGTACCAAACTGACCCATAGCCTCCATTTTTTTATAGCCCATCTTAGCTTTATCTCTAAGAGTCATAAAATATTCAACACCAAAATAACGTACTACATCAGCAGGAATTACCATTTCACCTTCACTAAGCATAGCAGGCTGATCGTCACGTACCTCTGCTGCCGTACTGCCTAATGGAATATCATTACCGGAAACTGGGTCTACGTTACCACCATCTTCAAATAATTCCATTTGCTTGTCCATAGAAAGTCCCCCAGCATTCATGTTAATGGTGTCCTCTTCAAAAATAGAGGCGTCAAATTCCACTAAATTATTATTTAAAAGCCCACCAGCATTAAAACCGTAATCAGAAAATGTTGCAGCATCAATATCGATAACGTCGTACAAAGGGTGTTCTTTTCTACCAGCAACCTTAATAGTACCTATGACGTTTCGTCCCCTCATGTCACCTACCATAGTAGGTTTTAACGAAGGTTGTTGATAAACTGTTTTACCCTTTTTTGCACTAGCCCTTGCGTCTTTTACTTTATGCGTAAGAAGAGCAGCGTCACCCTCAATGTTTAAATGAAGTCCATAAATATGGTCTGACTCCATTCCTCTATTTTTCTTATACTGAGGTGCGTTTTTTACTCCGCTTACAGCTACAGTTACAATACCGTACGAGTCACCTTCTTTACCTATACTTTCTAGTTGACCCCCTGTCCTGTCGTCTACAACTGTAAATTTATCTTTCTTTAACAGGTTTGTTTTTAAAAGACCTACGTCTTCAGATCTTAGTTCTTTAGCTAAGTTTTTAACCTGCTCTTCAGTAATATCGTCTTCAGATAAAGTACCCTTAAACTTTGGACCCGGTCCATTATAAGGATTTATTTGTGAGTTACTAACTCTTTTATTAGTTATAAACCTTTTACCTGCAACATCACTATATTCACCAACACCTTCTGCTATAATGTCTTCTGTTTTTCTACCTGTTTGCTCTAATATAGGATTTAAAAAAGAATACTTAGGATCTCCAAACATTCTCGGTGGTGTAGGTGCAATACTGGTTGCGTCTCCTAATTTATCTAAACTTTCTTGGTACTGGTCTTTTAAAAGCCTTTGCTCAGTTTGTGGCACACCTAATGGCATTTCTAATTGTCTAGGTGCAACTTTAGCTGCTTCTGGAGCTTGTTTAGTAACAGCCTTTGAGGCTTCTTTACTTAAACTTCTAGCTATAAGTGAAGCAAGACCACTCATAAAATTAATCCCTCTTAATTAAATTTTCCAAAGCCTTTATCTTCTGAAGGGCATGAATGTAGCCTTGCGCCCGATGTAGTACAATATTATTTTCTGCTTGTTCTAGTACCTTATGCTGATAATCAATCAGCTCATCCAAATATTCTTTTACATTAGCCCATAGGTGGGGGTTGCTGACCAGCCCCTTGAGCCGCTCCACCTTCTGCTGGCTGTTGCTCATTGCCTGTAAATCCTTGTTCTTGTGGACCCGGTGCTACCCCTGTTCCAATAGTGCCGCCACCTGCTCCTGTTTGATCTGCTGGATTAGCACCTGCTGGTGCGCCCTGCTGTGGTGCTTGTTGTGGCTGTGGTTGAGTAGCTTGCCATGCTTTCATCATCTCTGCCTGAATAGCGGCGTCGCCCATATTGTTGACGACCTTTTCAGGATCAAGATCGAGTGATCTAGCAATTTCTGTAATAATATAGTCCATTTTTGCAAATGGTGCAAGTGCTGGATTACTAGTAACTTGAATAAATTGCATCAGACGCTGACTACGTACTTCATTAGCCATTAAGCTTTCTGTACCACGAGCCTTAACTTCCAGATCACCTTTGATTTCTTTGTCAAAAGAAAACTGCATATTAAACTGGAATAGTCCATCACCTAATGGTTTTAATAGATAGTCATCTACGTTTTTAATTACGCTCTTGATGCTGCCTGCTGCTGCACCCATAAGCATACTAATACCACTAGCTGTACGTCCTACGCCGCTAACACCAGTTTGTCCATGTGCAAATGAAGGGAAGCCTGTGCTTTCGTCAGCAAGTTGCCGAGCCTTATCAAATAATTGTAAGTTCTCGCCAGCAACATTTGGAAACTTAGTACCGAATATGGCTTGACCGGGCGCACCACCCTGACGACGAAACACTTTGCCCGGATAGACGCTAAGGTCTTGACCCGGTACTAGATTAGTTTCATCGACTTCAATAAGTAAGTTACCAGACAATACAGCATTATCTACTGCCATCCTCATAAAGCCATTCATAAGGATCTGTGTGTCTTCCATATTCTCAGCAATGCCTACACCAAAGAAGCTGTATGGGTTTAGCTCGTAAGGCGCTGCCATATATGGAATACGTACAGGCTTGAACGGATTAATTACCAAACGAATAACTTGACCATTGACAGTCCAAATGTTTGCCTGAACTTGATCGTAGTCTGCGTATTCTTCTGGTATCTCTATGTCTTCGTCTTCTAGAAGCTCTGTATCAATAACACCCCAATATTCTAGTACCTCAAAGCGGTCAATATCGTGGTTCTGTTCATAGTCAGCAAGATCGTCTTCCCACCATTCTTTAGTGTAGTCTTCACCTTGCTCAATGCATTGATCAATAACATTGCCTCTAAAGAAAGGCCGTTTTTTCAAGTTACGTAATTGACTACGGCTCATCTTGTGCCGCTCTACTACGTACTGTGCCTCTTCCATATTATTAGCGTCTGGATCTGGATAGAAGTTCCAAACACTTACGTGACCAATCTGCGGTACTGTTTTAATTGTAGGATTGTATGTACCTTCTTCGTCCCAGTTTGCGTATTCTTTATTTACGGCAAATGGCCCCTTCAGTACACCAGTACCAAACAGAGCCATTTCAAACGATGTGCTACGAAGATGTTTAGATGCATTACATTCGTCTAGCTGGTCTATGATTTTCTTCTGCATTTTCTTTGCAGCTACCATAGCTGGATGGAATGTAACTTTAGTTGGTGTTGTACCCGGTCCTGCTTTAAGACCTTTTAGATCTCCGAGCTTTTCTTCCATAGCGCCAAGCATAAGGCTATTATACGTGGCACCGGGTGGTAAGTCTTTACCGTCACCAGCAAAGCCGTATGGGTTTATCTGTTCTGGTCCTGCCTGCTGTTCTTCACGTAATTCGTCAGGCAAAGATGGATCATAGTGTACAGCGTCCTCTACACCTTCTGGCAGTACAGTAGGATCAATAGTAAGAGGAAAGCGCTGACTACCAAATAGTACATCGACAATTTGACCATAAGCAGCCAAAGTTTTGGTTTTTGTGATTTTGATGAAGACACGGGACTTTTCCGTTTCCATGAATTGTACATCAGGCCCGTAGATACCACGATAATTACGATATGCCTTTAACCAGCGTTGCTCTTCTGTAAAACGATACGTCTTAGCTTTTTCATATTTATCGTTGATATATCGAAGAATAGGCGTATAACCGTAGTCCCAATCCTCTACGTCATTAACGTCCTCTGCTGCAATGCCCATTTGCTCAATGAGATTTTCGTCTTCTTCGATAGCCATTTAAAGTTCCTTTAGTAACCAAACACAGAGTCAGCGGGTCTATGTGTATTACGCGGTGTATTGGGATCGTAATCAAATATACTGAAGCGAGGTCTAGACATTATACCATAACGTAGAGCGTCGTACAAGTGATCTTCTGCGTTAGTGTCTATATCTTCAGGGTTCTTTTTATCAATAGGTAGTGCAGGTAACTGAGCAACTATGTTTGTACAATTATTAAAAAATACTAAACGTGGTTCCTCTGTAAATTCATCTATTTGTAATCTTCTGTGTAATTCGTTTTTGCCTGCTACCCTACTACCCTTACTTCTGTCTGACGGCCTCCACCTACAACCTCTACTAATCATTTGCTCCGCTAGACTCGGCCCTGTATCACCCCGCTTGTGCCACAAAGAACTGTCTAGTACTCCATACTTAATATTGCCGTCTTCCGCTTCCAACTCTAGTACCATATCCGCTAAATCTGTGGCTAGTACTTTAGATACGTATAACTCTCTATAAACTATAAGCTGTTCGTCTGGACTTACAGCAAACCAAATAACACCACTATAAGATCCGTACCCATAGTCACAGGCCCGAAATTTAACCCAATTACTTGGTATAGCAAAAGGCTCAATAACGTGAACATTACGGTCAAACTCGGTAAAGGCTGCGCCTTCTTTAATGTCCCAGTCGCCGTCTAGTAACTGTCTCTTTTGCTGATCCGGTAATGACAGAAGCATAGCTTCGTAGTCACCACTGTCTGCTAGATACGGATTATCGACAAGTCTCGCAGGTATAAACCTACGCTTAAATAGTGGCTTACCTGCTTTCATGTGTCCAGCAGGATATTTTAATTCTTCTCCCGTTTCAATGTTTGTAGCATTAAAACGTGTATTAGGTGGTGATGGATCAATAAACATCTTCTTGACCCAATGATGACCTCTGCCACCCGGATTGGTGGTAGCCCTCATGTACACCGGCAAATCAGGGGCAGTGGACCGTAGACGAGATCGCATATAATCCCATGCATATGGGGTTGCCCATTGTGTCAACTCGTCAAAGCCTATCCAGCTAAATGCCAGACCCTGATAACGCAGTACGTCTTCATCCCTATCCAGATAAGACATCCACAACCGCGCACCGGATGGCGCAGTCCACTGCATCTTGCGTTCGGACCATTTAATGCCCTTAACAGCTTTTGGATACAACTCCTGAGACTTGAAGATAAGTTCTCTCAGTTCTTCCGTTGTATGTCGTAAAAGCAATCCACTAAACTGTGGATGTTCAAAGTAACGGACTGGGTCAGCAAGCATTGCGAATGATTTACCGCCGCCTGCTGCCCCTCCGTACAGCACCTCTCGTTCAGGTGCCTCTAGAAACTCTGTTTGTGGACCTGCATTAGGTGCAAATATTGCGTTCTGTTCTACAGGCTCCGGTTCTTTATATGCTACAGAAGACTCTATAACTTCAGGATTCTTCAGTAGTTCCGCCGCGTGTAGTGTCGGTTTTGGAGCCGAGTCTTTCGTTTTCGATCTTTTCCGCTTTGGAGAGCGTCTCTTCGACATAAGCTGCCCATCTGCGGAGGATAACAGTTTTGTTCTTACGCTTTCGCTCATTCTTCACCCGTTTCATTAAACCAACGTGTGATATGTAACGTCCCGTTCTTTTGCTTAACCAATTTGCTACTTCTCTATATGGATACTGTTTTAAATGTTTTTTAGCTTCTACTAAAGCGTCAAGTTCACTCGCAATAGGTCTCAGTATCTTGTCGTCTTCTTCATCTAGTTCATACCCAAACGGTACTGTTCTAGCTATTCTCGGCAGTGAAACCCATTCACCGTCTTCTTTAACGTCTAATGGTTGGGGTAGCTTCCACGAACCAGTACTACGTTGTATTGCTTTAGTCGTCATCGTCCTCAATTACCGCTTTAGGTGGTAATATAAATACTCCGCCAGAACTTTCGACCTGCATCTTTTCTGACTTGATAATGCCACTACGATCTAAAAGATCTTTAGCTGCGTTAATCTTATCACGAATACCCAACTCTGTAGGGTCATCAATGCCACTAATAATAGCATAAGCAGCTTTAGGCGCATTATGTGCCATAAAGTTTTTAGTGGCTTCAATAATTTCGTCTTTAATACCCGCCGTAATTTCCGATAACTGCGTATTACTTGAGTAGCCTGCCAGTTTTTTAGCTGCATACAGATCTCCCCTTGCCTCACCGAATAAGACTGAGATAAATGCCTGCTGCTTTTCTGTCAGTTGTTTACTCATTTATCAAACACCTTTTTTATGCTTTTGGCTTTTAGGTGGACTTTTCTTGCTACCGCCTGCACCAGCCCAAAAAACTTTGTTAGCCCAGTACGCAGCAGAAGTTTTGCCTCTTGCAATATTTTTTGCATGACGCGCTTTAAAAGATTTACGAGCCTCCGCAGAGTAGTTATGACCCATCTTTTGATCGCCGAAGCGTATGACCTTAATTTTTCCATCGTCTTTCCTTACTGCAACTATGCCTTTTTTTGTAGGATGACTTGGTGTCCGTTTAGGTTTGCTTAAACCAGACAACCCATAACGCTTGAGTTTTGCGCGTTCAGCTTCAGATAAAGCCATTAAATCCTCCTAATTATACTCAATTATTTTTTAATGTCAACTATTTTCTAAAGAACTTAGTGGCACCTCTTATACCAAAACTAGCTGCAACTACGCAACCTAATGAATATTGATACCACTCAGGCATAGCTTCAAGCTGCCTAAATCCATTCTGTACTATATCTTCCATACCCGGTACAAAAGCTAGTATCATTGGTATACTAAAGATAATTGTAAGATATTCGTCTTTCCAGCTTCCTTTAGTACCTTCAGCCATAATGCGTTCCCAACCACTTTCGTGTGTGGCTGCTTCCACCATTACTTTGGCTTTAGCTTCTGCTTCCGCTACTTTCATAGCGGTCTTAGCTTTCTTTTCCTCTACATTGCCCTGTAGCCATGTACCAGCTAAATCAGCAATAGGTCCGATTAACGCACCAATCATGACTGTATCTCCGGTTCAAAGTCAAACTTAACGCCTTGACAAGACGCTGCCCATGCCTTTATTTCTCTTTCTTTTATCTTCTCTTCCATAGCAAGATATACATATTCTTCTGGTGGGCATTGTTCTACTATATGCACAGATGGTTTTACTGTACCGTCATTATGCAGCACAAACAACATGAATACTAATTTAACTAGACTTTCGGTCACTTGTCTTCTTAGTGTCTTTTTCGACACTACCTAAGAATAAACCAAACGCACCAGTCAGTGCGCCGGTCATAACACTGAGTAAACCAGCCTGTTCAAGCGTTGGCGCTGGCAATGCCATAAACCATTCGATAACACGGAAGTTCATAACAATCAGTGCAATCATCATAACACGCGGTATAATACGCCAGTCATCTAGTTGTTCAGGTTTCATCGTCTGCCCTGCCCCCTTAACGGTTTGCTGTTGTACTGTCTGGAATGTACATTAGGCCGTTTAGCGTGTCGGCCCGGTCTTCTTATACGTTTATGAAAAGCGTCTGTCTTGTCTTCTTTAAACGACGCTAACTTACTCTTTGCCATTACTTACGGTACTTTCTTGTTTTCTTAGCTATGGACTTAGGTTGCTTAACATGCTGTTTGCCTGCTGCAGTGCCTTTACGCTTTGCTTTAGTTGTACGTGCGTATTCTGACGGACTGAGTGCCTTAATAGCTCTCTCCGGTAAATAGCGCTCACCGGTTTTACCTGATGGCTTACCGGACTTTGTACGCCACTTCTGTGCCGTCCACTTTTTAAGACTCTTCTGTGGTTTCTTTAGGGCCATTATCTACGACATCCCGTATTACAAGCTGCTTAATATATTTAGCACCTATAACGTCTACTATTGTTTGATAGCTAGACTTAATGTCTTGTTGCTGAAGCTGCATGACTTTCTGTGCGTCAATTAATTTAATTACGATAGCTTCTAGTCTTTTATGCTTTTCGTCTAGCTCTGCGGCTAGTTCATTCTGTATCCAAGTATTCTGTTTCCATATAAAATAACCAAAGGCAATGGTCATGGTCACTGGTATACCAAATGTCTCCAGTAAATTTATTATGTCCACTCGTATTCTCTCCCAATACAAATAACATTACACTATTTCCGCTTTGGTTGCTTCTTACGGTTTACCTTTTTAGACACAACTTTAAGATTACTCCGTTTGTTGTTTCTAGGGTTCATGTCCTTATGATCTACTTCCTTGCCGTCCCCTTTATGTACCCTACCTGTTTTAGCCAGTTTGTTACGTGCGGCATTACGACTAGCCCTGCGTTTCTTTTGTTCCTCTTTACCATGATATGAATCATATTCTTTACGGTAATCACGTTTCATTTGTAGCCACCACCAGCCTTCTTATATTCACTAGCTAGAAGTTGCGCCTTTCTAGCAGACCACTGACCAGCCTTACCACCCTTTGTGCCAGCTTTGATCTTTTCAAAAAGCCGTTTACGCATAGTAGGCTTAGTATAATTACCAGCTTCATTTACTTTAGATTTTTTCTTTACTGCCATTATGCACCTGTAAACGTAAACTGTGCAGGTTCTTCTTCTACAGATACCATAATATCAACCGCCGTTGGATTAGACGCAGAAGCTACTAGCTTATCGCCTGCGTGCATAAAGAAGTAACCGCCGTTTACTAAATTTAATAATGAGTTACCTGATAAAGTAGCATCTCTTATTATATACTTATAATCGTTTTCTTCGGCATGATAAAACTGAATAGAAACTGTGCTAGTACTAGCGGCACTATTAGACACATGCAAAAAACGAACAGTACCATTATAGTTTGGAGGGCAAGTATACAGAAGATCTCCACTTGCGCCTCCAACAGTAGATGAAAGGGTATAGCCCTGTGTGTGGTATTTATATACTGTACGTTCAGGCATTAGCTTTTTCTTTTTCTGTTCATGCTAGATCTAACTAATGCACCTCTAGCTGCATTTATTCTAATGCCTGACTCTAAGGCAGCGTCAAGCTGTGCAGGAAAGTTAGGGTTATGCCTAAGTCCCAATGCAATGTCCTTTAAACTTAAACCGGCAGAGGCAATGTTATTGTCGTCATAAAATCGTTTTACGTCATTAATAGCTACGCCCTCCGCAATAAAAGGAGCGCCAGTATTATATGCCTCAAATATATTCTTAGTAGGCTTTTTATAGCCTCTGCTCGGTTTAACTACGTTTGGGCCTCTTTGTACACCAGACCCCCTTCTACCACGAGATATAGCCTTACGATTACTCATGGCTATTACCTAAACAGACCACCCTTACGATAGTCCATAGAGCCAGTACGTGGCTTTTTGCCATTTAACATACCGCCAGCAGCCTTTTTAGTTTTATTGTAACCACCCTTACTGAACTTCTCCATTGAGATTTGCTCATCTTTAGTTTGGGTATGATATTTTTTACCACGCCAAGTAAATTCTTTTTTACCTTCTTTTCTAGCTGCCTTAAAAGCTTCACCAAAAGACATACCTTTTTTAGCACTGGTTTTAGCGGCTGGCTTGCTAGATTCACTACGCTTCTTCTTAACTGCCTCTTCAGACTTCTCTTTGCTCTTTTTGTCTATGTCTTTAGCTGCCATAGCTGCAGCACCAGTAGAAGTTACAACAGCAGCTTGCGTAGATCGCTTGGCTCTCTGCTTATACTGAGGCGTACTGTCACCAATACCAAACATCTCTTTATTGCGCTTGTTTGTCTCTTTAATTTTATCAATCTCTTTTTGAGACGTAGCGGCAGTTGTAGGCTTTCTTGCAGGAGGAGGTGACATATTCTCACTGCTTTTACGTGTATTAGAACGTGTACGCTTAGAGGTCTTAGGCTTTTTGCCAGTACTTCTAAGAGCTTTGGCAATCATTGAAGCAAAACTCATTGTCTCAACCTTTCTTGTAACTAAGGTTATCTACAACCTTACGGGTCATACCCTTTTTACGCATATCAATATTACCCTTACGTGGGTTAGGCTTACATACGTAGCCACCCTTATTGTATTCAATGGTAATTGTTTTAGTTTCGTCACCAGCTTCCTCACGCATTCTACGTGCGTCAATAGCCGTTTGTCTAGCTACGTCACGAGGTATACCCATAGCCTTACTAGCGTCTCTAGGCCTACGTGGTGGCATTGGTGGTTGTGCCGCTTGTGGCCTACGGCGAGGCATTGGTACATTAGGCATTGTTAAATTCCTCTATTGCTGCCTCAATGTCTGACAGCTTAAATGTTTTACCCGTGCGCTCTTCCAAAGCAGCACGGATATAATGAACGTCAGAATGATACAGATGTAAATTACGTAAGCTATCTGTTTTAATAGCTTCATAGAAACTACCTAAAATATTAGTTTCTGGACACAGTTTTACGGATTTATGGGACATTGTCAATACAGAATTTCTTTTTAGTACAGAATTTAGTACATAGGGTATGTTATAACACTAAGGTTATAACCCTATTACTATAATATTTTTATTAAGTATTATTATTATATATAATATTATTATTATAATTTATATATTTTAACTTTAAGGTTATAACATTAGGGTTTAAACATTGTCCTAAGTTTGTATAATTATACTGATTTTAGAGGCCGTGTCAACCCAGCACCTGTAAATAAATATAAAGTGTGACATTTATGCAACACATAAGTACTATAAATACTATAAATCTAAACCGTATTTCACCACACCATTACCAGAAGATTTTACGTTTTACCCTTACTATTACCAGAACTTTTTTGAAACCCTGTATGTACATATATTAGGCACAGAATATCAGTGGTTAACAGATTTAAAAACCTGATCTGTGTATTTCTGTGTATACGTATACGGTGGACCGGGGGGTGGCCCTTGCCCCCCGCGTCAATATGTCGCGCCAAAGTAAAAAGCAAGTAATACTTTAAGTAAAAAATAAATAATTACTTCATTATTACTTAGCCATTACTTAAAAACCTATAGTATTCAAGCCTTTATTACTTAATGCTCAAAGCATTCCCTATGCTCTTGACAAGTAATGATCGAAGCATTTCCAGATTTGCCTAAAAAATAGGCACCCACCTCTTTCGGAGCACATTTAACCCTACCCCTGCGTCAGTGTGTCACACCCTATGCGTCAACGTATCACATGCGACACTATGACGCGCGGCATATCGTCACAACATGCTACGTATTGACACATGCGTCAACCTGACACACCCACCATTTTAAGTTATCCACAATGCGTCAACCTGTCGCAGTTTACACTCTATTGCTTTTCGTATAGTCGCGCGCGCGGGTACTATTTAATTACACAAAATATCGTTCCTATCACAAAATAATTTTAGTATGCGTCAGCTTGTCGCGATAAATTGAAATAAAATTACTCGACTTTCAAAACGCCGCGAATTACTGTTCTTAGTATCAAAACAACGAATTGAGGAATTAAGAAAATGCTTATCGAAACTACTTTGGGCGAATTGCTAGAAATACATGAGGCCAATTATGACGATAACGGAAAGGCTAATTCTATTTTGGTGGAGATTATCACAAAACTAAATGGTGATCGCCTCGCGGTTATCCCGCCAACAATGCCAGAATTCCAAGATTATTGTGACGCAATCGATTAATAGGGGAGTATCTAAAATGTTTAAATTTTCACAAAAGAAAGTAGGCGGCATTCGTTTTGTTAAATTGGGGCGCTTTTGTTTTTCATTTTGTAAAACTAAGCAATTCAAGAAAATCGCATAATCGAAAGGATAGCTAAAAATGGATAGCCAAGACATGAAAGCAATCTGCATCGAGGCAATTAATGGGGCGCTAGTTTCACGCGGTAAAAATAAAGGCTCATTGAAAGCTTCACGGCCTAATAGCACTAGCGACGCTGCTGCAGCATGGGAAGCGCTTATAATGGAAGCAAACCCCTATAAGGCGGGAATATGGTTTCAATTAATGATGAATGAACGGCAACAAGCTATTTTTCGGGAAGTATCAAAAGCAATCGAGGGCTTAGATTTACGTTCCATTGATCGAGACCGAAGCATCCTCGAGCAATTAGGCGCTTGGTAATTTGCCTAATCTTATAGATGGGGCTAGGCTACTAGCTCCATTGATAAGCTTAGACTATGGGAGAAAACGTCAATGCTTAATACTTTAGACACTAGCAAACTAGCAGATGGTATACGCCAACAGATGGATAGCTATCTAGGCAAAACCAAAAGCTTCAGCGCTATCACCATCGGGTTAGACGCCAAGACTAGCAAGGGTGAGAAGCTTGGAGTTAGAACGGCAGTCACATACTTTGCGCCGCATACTTTATCGGGCCGCAATGTTTGCGCGATGGCCGAAATAGCGGATTGCGTTGGACCGTGCCTATTCACTGCGGGACGTGGGGCAATGTCCTCTGTTATGTTATCACGAACGGCACGAACGCTAGTCTGTCAGCAATTACCAGAAGTATTTTTGGCGCAACTAAAGCGCGAATTGATCAACCATTGCAAAGCTTGCGTACGCGATGGGGTTATTCCCGCCTATCGTCCTAATGGGACTAGCGATATTCGTTGGGAATTATGGGATGAATGGCGCGAGCTTATGGAATATCTAGTTGAGACATATGGCTTGCGGGTTTATGACTACACCAAGCTTGCTAATCGCAATGTTCCTGATTGGTATGACTTAACCTTTAGCTATTCGGGTTCCATTGGATACAAGCCATTCGTCAAACGTGCCATTGCTAACGGCGAGCGCTTGGCTGTTGTCTTTAGAACGCGCGACATGGTGCAAAAATTACTTGATAGCGATGGTACATTTATGGGGCTTCCCGTTGTTGATGGTGACGATACAGACGTTAGGTTTTTTGATCCTAAAGGGGCTATCGTTGCGCTGTATGCTAAGGGCAAGGCTAAGAACGATAAAACCGGATTTGTAGTTGACGTTAACTAACTAGAAGGATTTAAACCCATGAAAGAGGCACAAGCTAAAGTAATGCTAAAAAGACTGGAGCAAAAGCACGGAATGCAAGAGCTAGTCGTAAGGATGGTTCGTTGCATGTCCCATCAAGAGGTGGAGCACGTTCTTAATTTTATCATCAACAATGGGGATTTTGATAATGATGAATAAGTACACCATAGATTATGAAATGATTGATGACGATAGACCCATCAGGGACACGGGCAGAATATCATCTACCAATCTATTACGGGATGCATTCGAGGATTTGTTTAATTGTGGGCAGCAAGTCGTAGACGTGGAACCCAACAATCGACAAAACCCGCGTTGGGTCACGGTTTACTACGGCCTAAATGCATATGGCCAATATGAAAGCAGGGACTTATACTTTGGATTTGACTTGTCCCTATCATCGCGCAAGCGCATTGTTAAACTAATGGAGAGGAGCATTTAAAATGTCTAATATGGAAAGTCTCAAAATGAGAGTATACGCTACACGCCCGATTAAAACTAAGGCGGGGACATACAAGGTGAATATGTACTTTAAACGGAGGTATTTCTCTAGCCATGAATTCGCCAACAAAAAGCACGCATGGAAATGGATGAGCGAGTATGACAACTGGGATAAGCTCTGTAAAAGAGTACCGCCTAGCAATGTTGCGCCTGTGCAATTAGATTTGAGCTTGGCTTCATAATGGGTGGGGATAGCATCGTAATAACTACATTAATCATTGTGGCATTAAACTACTTACTCAAATGGAGCTAAGACTATGACAGTAGCTATTTACTATATCCTTGTTGCTTTCTGTTGGGGTGTGCTTGCAGCCACCCTAATAGGGACCACAGTGGCTATATCGTACAATGATATGCTTTCGACTATATTTTTCATGGGCAACGCTCTAGCCATTGGTTACGTGCTTTGCAGGCTGAAGGAGGGATAGGCTATTGGATGAGATGTCCTACGACGAATTAGTTTTATACATAGACAAAATGGGAGAACCGGACTTCGTAAGTTGGGACGATACGCAGCAAGTCATCTTCTTAAAATGGGGCGACTTTGAACGACAACTATACATATACAATATGTACTATGACTAAAGGAGGGAAGACAATGATGCAAACAGCTAAATTTAACTATATTCTAGCACGGGAAGAAGACACAGAGGTAGGCGACAAAATACTTAACCTTTGGAACGATATAGAGGAACTCCATAGGGAGGCACGTATCCATAGAAAAATTTTAAAGGTTAAAAAGCTGCTATTAAAAAAGCTGATGGACGAAAACCCAAATGTTGTGATATGCGGGGATACTATAGAATACGATGACTTCACTGGAAGCGTTTACTAAGGAGGGAAGGCTATGATGCTTGAGGGGTTAGCCTGTATAGCTATGGCCGTGTACTTCGAGGCACGGTCAGAGCCTCTGGCAGGACAGATGGCTGTAGCTCAAGTTGTTATCAATCGTATGGCTGATAACAGGTGGCCCAATGAGCCTTGTGGGGTGGTACAGGAAGGGCCAGTCAACAGTAAGGGCATACCGCTACGGCATCGCTGCCAGTTTTCGTTTTACTGTGACGGTAAACCGGAGACCATACATGAACACGAAGCATGGCGTACTGCAGAGGAGGTAGCAGAGGCCGCTATGCAATCAACAATAGACATTACGGAAGGATCTCTGTATTACCATACGCCTCAAGTTAATCCTAAATGGAGGCATACCAAGAATAGGGTAATACAAATCGGCAACCACATCTTTTATTCGGAGTAGGAATTATGAAAGTAAGACGTGAACAAGTATGGAGGCCACCCGGTCATGAATTTGTACGGAAGCCTGCACATTCGTACGGCACGTTCATCAATGGGCAGAGCATCAACCAAGCGTACCATTTCATGGAGGTTAAAACTAAAAGCCTCGTGGATATTATGGAGGAGTTACGTGCATCGAATGAAAAAGCCGGAAGAAAATTTGACTATACGATGTCACATGATAATATGTCTGCAACATGGACTATGACCTACACGAATGTAGGTAGGGTTGTGAAAGGTAAAACTAAACGATTCAGAAGGGGAGTAGAAAACAATGAGTAGCGTAGATACATTAGCTAAACGTGTACGGGAAAAGAATGGAAACCTTAAAATAAAATATGTAGACAGGTACTGGATCATAAACATGAGCTTTATGAGACCCCTACAAAATGGTCTGCATGAAGAGATAGTAATGGGTGGGCAGGGTATGCCACTATCTAAAGTAGCCAACATGGCTAATGGAGTATTGAAATGAAAGCCGTAACAGTTGATTACAATAATCTATGCCACACCACAACTTTGGGGCATGTGCTTGCTATTCATAGGGCAAACTACGATCACGATGATAAAGCAAACCAGATAATTAAACGTCTAGAAAGCTTTTTTGGGCATGACGAAAACGCAAGCATAACACTACCTAATAAAATAGTAGAGGAGTATACAGATCACATCATATATAACTTGCAATCAATACTAACTAGCAGGGGATTAACATGAACATATTCTATCTACACGATGACCCTCTCAATGCTGCACGTTACCACTGTGACAAGCACGTAGTTAAAATGATACTGGAGTATGCACAATTATTAAGCACTGCACATCATATGCTTGACGGGGACGATGCACCCGAAGGTATCTACAAATGCACGCATAAGAACCACCCATCTGCGGTGTGGGTACGTCAGTCTAAGGACAATTATATTTGGACTCTGGATTGCTTTCTGTGGCTTCTGGATGAGTACGAGAAGCGTTACCACAAGAAGCACAAGACATCGAGGCTTGCACCCATACTACTTCAATGGCCTGTGAACATACCTGACGTTGGGTTCACGCAACCACCTCAGTGTATGCCTGACGAGTACAAGTGTGACGACTCGGTGGAAGCATACCGCAACTATTACATAGGAGAGAAGGCTTACTTCGCCTCATGGAGAAATACCAAAACACCTGAGTGGTGGTACGCGCAAGCATAAGGAGACACAGATGGCAGGTGTACGCAAACTACCATATTTCAATAGAAAAAAAGCATGGGTTACAAACCCTCAAAAACGCAAGTCTAAAGATAAATGGTCATCTTACCGTGTAAGCATATACACTAATTGGTATTCACATTATAAACTGGTGGCACATGCATGGTTTAATAGTAAAGAAAAAGCACATGCGTGGATTGATGCGTTTGAAAATGGTGAGGACTTACCCAACACAACGATAGCAAAAAAGGAGAAGAAGCCAGATGTCTGATCTACCTCGTTACGTTCATCGTGTTACCTACAAGAACAGGAGGATTGGATACAGATTTGTACCACCTCAGAAATACATCGATGCAGGCATCGCTGAACGTAAGACATTTGGGGCGCAGATACATCGCATTCGTGAGTGGCTTGAGCCTGTGTATAAGTCTATGGATAAGTTCGATGAGGACAACAGGGTATCCAGTCTTCGATCTAATAGTCGTGTGTCTCACTTGATTGAACACTATAAATTCTATAGCAATTTCAAGGACTTAGCAGACACTACTGTACGGGACTATGAGTATATGTTTGGGTTTATGATCAAGCATTCGAAGGATTGTCCTGTGGATAAAATTGATGTGTCGAAGGCCCGTATGATGTACGAGGAAGTACGAGATTTGCATGGTTTGCATGTTAGCTCCAAGTTAGTTCGGGTGTCACGAATAGTATTCAATCATGCTTTGGATTTAGATTTGATACCAAACAATCCTTTCAGTCGGGTGAAGGCTAAGACGCCTAGACCACGACGAGTACTATGGACGGACGAGCAAGTCAACTTGTTCTTGACTGTTGCGTACAATAATTGGGAATGGAGAAGTATTGGTTTGATATGTCAGATGGCGTATGCATGGGTGCAACGTGTAAATGACATACGATTGCTTACGTGGGACAGTCTTGATCTTAGTAGTAAAAGAACAGCTACGATCAATCAAACTAAACGGGGTGCAACGGTATACCTTCCGATTGCTGATGACCTACACAAAATGTTATTGGAACAAGAGCAGGACTTTGGCTTTCAGAAGTACGTAGCACCGCGAGTTCACCCTCAAGGTGGGGAGTTCTACCCTTACTCAAGAGAAGAGGTCTCACGCCTCGCTAAAGACGTTTTAAAGGCTGCAGGACTACCAACTAATCTATGGCTAAGTGACCTGCGACGAACTGGTACTACACAGATGGTGGAGAATGGTGTACCTGTTACTTCGATCATGCAGGTTACAGGACATTCGGACCCTTCGGCGTTAAGCCCTTACATAAAAAATACGCTAAAAGGTGCAACAGAAGCATTAAATTCTAGAAGGGGGTGTTGACGGTTCTGCGAATCCGTGATAAAAGCTTAACCAGAAGCCGAGTAAAAAGGAGAGTATATAATATGAATATATTAAACATAGTTAAAGACTTAGAGTTAAGTGTAGGTAGAACTATTAGAATGGATTGTCCTAACTGTAAGGGTTCTAATACTTTTACTGCTACAAATATGGCGGGTGAGCTTCTGTGGAATTGTTACAAGGCAGGTTGTAACATCAAAGGTAGAACCAAGGTTAATATGTCAGCTAAGGACATTAAAGCTAAGATGGTATCTACAAGATGGGATGAGTTACCTTCCTATTCTGTAAAGTCTACTGAATTTGTAAGGCCTAATTACATTGTAAACGATAAGCCGCCTAAATTATTTCAGTGGTGTGAGATGTGGGGCGTTGACACAAATGATGTTCTGTACGATATTCGTGATGATCGTGTTGTGTTTCCGATTCATCACGATGGTAAGCTAGTGGATGCAGCAGGACGCGCGATGGGCCACAGATTACCAAAGTGGAAACGGTACAATGATTCGGGCTTGCCTTACCACAAAGGTGGTGGTACGGTGGGAGTGCTGGTGGAGGACTGCATCAGCGCGTATGTGATCGGGAGCGATGAACGAGTAGGGGTAGCATTACTCGGTACATCTTTATCGGAGTTGCACAAAGTGTATCTCTCCCGCTTCGATAAAGTTATCGTCGCTCTCGATCCTGACGCATTACCGAAGACACTTCAAATAGCGGGGAAGTTACGATCTGTCATACCAGATGTGCGTGTTTTGCGTTTGTCTGATGACTTGAAATATGGTAGAACTGTGGACTTAGAAGAGTTGGAGAGACTCATATGGAATTAGCAATATTAAGATCCTTAATGGATAAAGAGTTTTACGATGACCATCGTGGAGCTAAATGTCCTGACCGTATCTTTTCTTCTGACGGAAAGAAGATTAAACAAACCATAGATGCAGCAATGGAAAGCTATGGTAGGACTGTACAGACTGATGAGATTGAAGCTATCTTTATGGCTAACAATCCTTCGATGACTACAGCACAGAAGGCTGCATACTCATCCTTGTTTGATAACATACGTAGGCAAGAACCTATGGGTTCTGACGTAGCTGAAGATGTTTTCATCAAGATGTTTCAACAAGTAGTAGGTGAGGACATAGCCAACTTAGGTTTTGATTACGTAAATGGAACTGAGACAAGCCTCGAACCTTTACGTGAATTGTTGGAGAACCATCAGGATAACTTCCTGCCACAATTACGTGTAGAGTGGGAAGACATATCGCTAGAAACTTTATTAGCTAAGAATGCTCTAGAGACTAGATGGTCTTTTAACATATCCTCATTGGCACGTAAGGTTCCGGGTATCAATGGAGGACATCTTGTTGAGATTGGAGCAAGGCCAAACACAGGTAAGACTTCTTTTCATGCCAGTCTTGTGTGTGGACCCGGTGGCTTTGCTGAACAAGGTGCTAAGTGTGTAGTACTCTGTAATGAGGAGGCAGCACATCGCGTTGGTGCTAGATACCTTACAGCGGCATTGGGTGCTGACGTACACAACATTAGTCAGAATAAAGAAGCTGCTTTACGTAAGTGGCAAATGATGAAAGAGAGTGTCTTCATCAAGGACTCAACAGGCAAAGACATGGCATGGGTTGAGTCACTCTGTAAGACATTCAAGCCTGACGTTATGGTGTTAGACATGGGCGATAAGTTTGCTAAGACTGGTGGCTTTGCACGTATGGACGAAGCGCTAAAGGCTAACGCAATCTATGCAAGACAGATCGCTAAGACGTATGACTGTGCTGTACTGTATATGTCACAGCTATCTGCCGACGCTGAAAACAAGGTAGTACTCAATCAGGCAATGATGGAAGGCAGTCGTACAGGCAAAGCAGCGGAAGCTGACCTCATGGTTCTGATTGCTAAGAACCCTTTTGTTGAAGGACAAGAGGAAGAAGATAGACAGCGCCACTTAAACGTGGTAAAGAATAAATTAACAGGATGGCATGGTATAGTTCATTGTGAGCTAGACTATAAAGTCGGACGATATACATCATAGGGGATACTCATGGTAGAACGTACACCAACTAAACTTCCGAAGTTGAAGTCAACCTTTGATAAGCCAGTCAAAGTTTTCATAGCTACTACGGACACAGGCACTAGCAACAGTAACGTGCCACAACTTGTGTGCGATAACATCGTTGGCATTGTATACGCTGACAAAGGTATACAGTTACACAGGCATGATGAGCATGTTGTCTTCGTTCGATATGAGACAATGAAATACTTTGCAACGGAGCCAATGAATGTCTAACTTCAAACTTAGTGGTAGATCCATAATGAGATTGAATGGCGTGAAGGATGAGCTACGTGAGGTAGTCATGCGCGCCATTGAACTAACTAGAGTAGACTTCGGCGTGATCGAAGGACTACGTACGGAAAAGCGTCAGAAAGAATTGTTGGCTTCTGGTGCATCACAAACCATGAAGTCTAAGCACCTCACTGGTGATGCAGTAGACTTGATGGCGTACATAGGTTCGCGCGGTTCATGGGAACTTAATTTGTATGACGATATTGCTGACGCCATGAAGGAAGCTGCAATCGAACAAGATGTAGGCATCCGGTGGGGCGCAGCATGGAACGTGAGTGACCTTCGTAATTGGGGGGACACTATGGACGAAGCAATGAACTATTACATTGACACTCGACGTAACGAAGGACGTAGGCCGTTCATTGATGCCCCACATTTTGAACTGATATAGGTGCTGTGATGGAAGACGAATGGGAATACTGGATTGAACCAATCAACGGATGGAAGTATGGATTTCCTAAACGTATTCCATCACACATAACACTTGATAAAGTATATGAATGGTTGCCAGACAATGGTTTGTCTAGTGGTGAGTTGATAGGCAACAAACTATTTGACTATAAAATCTGGAGAAAGAAAGCCAATGTCTGAGGTAAAGTTAGCAGGTTTCACACGGGCAGTAGAAGGCGGATCAGTAACTAACAATCTTGTAGACCTCGTTGCCTACTATGCCCGTGTGTCCAATCCAACGTCGCAGATAAGTGCATTGAATAATGAGAAGCTAATTAAGTATCTGATTAGACACAAGCACTGGTCTCCGTTTGAGATGGTGAACATATGTCTGGACATCGTGACGACACGGGACATATCACACCAGATTATTAGGCACAGAACTTTCTCGTTTCAAGAATTCAGTCAGCGGTACTCAGCAACTGAAGTTGTAAACGAAATACGTGAGACTAGATTGCAGGACAACACTAATAGGCAGAACTCTCTTCCAAATGATAATGAAGTTCTGGACAAGTGGTGGATTGGCCAACAGTCAGACGTTATGGATACAGCATATAAGTTGTACGACGCTGCACTGAAGAAAGGCATAGCTAAAGAACAAGCGCGTGTGATACTACCAGAAGGTTTAACACGCACTAGACTATACATGAATGGATCACTACGTAGTTGGATACATTATGTAGAGCTACGAACTGATCCCGCTACACAGAAAGAACATCGTATTGTGGCACAGCAATGTGCGGAAGCAATAGAGGTAGTGTTTCCAATGATTGTAAACTTTAAATGGGACGATCAAGATGCCGAAGCTTGAGCAACCAATGCGGTTAGAAACATATGTAGACATAAATGATGATGGTGACTTAGACGTTTTAGTTTTTATGGGGCAGGATAACCCGATATTAGAACGGGTTATATCCTTCGATAAATTATTGGAGGAATTTACAGATCATGCTGTCTTTGAATGGGGCGTAAAACATTCAGGTGAAGATCTTTATGAAGATGAAAACTGGAAAGCTTTTCATCAAGACAGAGGATATATCTTGGACAAAATGCGTGACCTCATTGACAAGTATGACAAACGCAAGGAGAAGTAACCAATGAAGTTTAACCTTAAAGATAAGCTTATCTCAGCTATGGAGGTACTGGGAGCGGCAACAGCAGTAGGATGTGGATGGGCGTTGATATGGGCGGTGGCTCTATTGGCTAGTCCTATTTACTACTAGTACTCATGTCCCCAGAAGTTGAGATGCTGGCTAAATTAGCCAAACTAATCATGTCGCAGCAAATGTACGATGAGGACTTTTCTGCCGAAGAAATGATGGCAATATGGGAAGCTCATCAAAACCTGCTTGACTTCTGGGAAAGAGTAGTTCATTACAGAGTGGATGACGAAGTGCATTAGGAGGGATTGATGAAGGTAGTTCTTGACGTAGAGAATACAGTTACAGAACGTGGAGGAAAATTACACCTAGACCCTTATGAACCCACTAATGCACTAGTCATGGTGGGTGTTTTATTCGATACAGGAGAACATCGTGTATTCACATTTAACCACTCTGAGAAACAAGCTGACAGCGTTGAGGATTTACACAGCATACTTTCTGAATGCACTGTGCTTATCGGGCATAATCTTGCACATGACCTCGCATGGTTGTGGGAAACAGGGTTCCAATACGACGGAGCAATCTGGGACACGATGGTGGCCGAGTACGTTTTACAAGAAGGTCAGAAGAACCCTCTCTCGTTAGACGCATGTTCGGAGCGATATGACCTAACAGTTAAAAAGCAAGACACATTACATAACTATCTGAAAAAAGGTTATAGTGTTGCAGATGTGCCACACTCTGAACTTACTGAGTATTTGATTGCTGACTTGAAGGCAACACAAGAGCTTGCTGCACTGCAGCGTGTCAAACTATTATCTAGTAATTACAGTAACTTGATGCCAACTGTTGAACTAACTAATCAAGTTACTAAAACTCTAGCACGTATGAATCAGAAGGGCATCAAGGTTGATCGAGATGCTCTCAATGAGGTTCGTGAGGAGTTTGAACGTGAGCGTAATGACCTAGTCACAGAGTTAGACCACATTGCGCGTGACTTGATGGGTGACTATCCCCTCAATCTAAACAGCCCAGAACAACTCTCTTGGCTAATCTATTCCCGCAAACCTAAAGACAAAAAGAACTGGGCAGATAACTTCACTGATCGTATGGCAGACAGCGACTTTAGATCTACCGTGTCTTCACTGTCTCAAGTTATGTACAAACAAAAAGCCAAACAATGTAAGACTTGCTTCGGTACAGGTAAGGTACGCAAGACTAAAAAGAATGGTGAGCCTTTTGCAAGACCTAGTAAATGTAGTATGTGCGAAGGCGAAGGCTGCTTGTATGAAGCTACAGATCAGATAGCAGGTCTTAAATTTAATCCGCCTAATCCTAAATGGGTTAGCGCTAATGGCTTCAGCACTAACAAGAATGATCTGACACTGTTAGCTGCGGCTGCTACTAGAAGTAAGAATACAGTAGCACAAAACTTCCTAAGTAAAGTAACAAGACTGAGTGCAGTAGAAACTTATCTCTCTTCATTCGTAGACGGTATTGATACCTTCACGAAAGCTGACGGTATGCTACACGTACAACTAACACAGACCGTTACATCTACTGGCAGGTTTTCAGGACGTAATCCTAACATGCAGAACATGCCGAGAGGCGGTACATTTCCAGTTAAGAAATGTTTCGTGTCTCGTTGGAAAGGCGGTAGCATACTTGAAGCTGACTTTGCACAGCTAGAGTTTCGTGTAGCTGCCTTCCTATCACAGGACAAACTAGCTATAGAAGAGGTGAGTAATGGGTTCGACGTACACTCCTATACTGCAAAGGTTATCAGTGATGCAGGCCAGCCTACGTCGCGCCAACAGGCGAAGGCACACACATTCGCCCCACTATATGGAGCCACAGGGTTCGGACGTTCTCCTTCAGAGGCAAGATATTATGAACACTTCGGCGAGAAGTACAGAGGAATATCCAGATGGCATACAGAACTTGCCAGAGAAGCCCTCAACGACGGAAGAATAACAACGCCGTCTGGTAGGTCATTTGCCTTTCCTGAAGTAGAAAGACGGGCTAACGGTACTCCTACGTACTTTACACAGATTAAGAACTATCCTGTACAGTCATTTGCTACTGCTGACATTGTGCCGCTTGCTCTTCTGTACATAGAGAAGCAGCTTGAGCGTAAGGACACATGCATTGTAAATACTGTACATGACTCAATCGTTTTAGATGTACATCCAACGGAGGTAAACTTTGCACTGAATGTAATACAAGACACAAATAAAAATCTTAAAAGCCTTATTGACATTCAATGGGGAATAGATTTTAATGTGCCATTGCTTTTAGAGGCTAAAATTGGCCCTAACTGGCTTGACACTAAAGACGTGAACTGATATAACTTCGGACTCTTGAAAGGAAAAAGAATGAACGAAGTAGCAACATTAGAAGGTAGTAACTTTGCAGAACTTGCTCGGCTTGCAGGTATGGCTACAGGTGCAGGAGAGAAGAAAACATCTTCACTTATGCGTCTAGCACTACAACATAAGCCACTTTCAGCTAAACAGGAAGTAAAAGGCAAGCAAGTAAATGTAGAGGTAGTCGAAGCTGGAAGTTTTCGCATTGAAGAGATGGTAGCTGATGGCAAAAAGATTTACTCTACTGACGTAACTCTACGTCCATTCATGCAGCGTGTGTACTATAGACGCTTTGTGATGGGCGATGGAGACACGCCTAATCGGTTTATGAAAACCGTGATGGCTAATGATCTGAAGTCAGAACTTAAAGATACGGACGGTGGTTTCAACTGTGGTAAACCAAGTACATTCTTTGAGGACTGGAATCAGGTTCCTGATAAGATCAAGGCAGTTATTCGTGCCACTAAACGCACTCGTGCAATCTTTGGTACGGCCACTGTTAATGGTGCAATGGACGCTGAAGGTAATCCTGTTGACTCTCCGAATCCAATTCCTGTTATATGGGAAGTGGACAACAAGGAAGCTTTCAATGCTGTAAATGCACCATTTAACAAACTGTTTAAAATGCAAGCTCTCCCCATGAGCTATAACATTTTACTGTCCTCTGAAGCCCGTTCATTACCTAACGGGGAAAACTTCTACGTACCTAGAGTACAGCTTGACCTTAAAAATAAGCTCGAATTAACTGAGAGCGATCAGGAAACATTTACTAACTTCCTTGACTGGATTAAGGACCACAACACCTACGTGTTGGGCAAGTGGGACGAAAACAATGTTCAAGACGTTGATGATTCCACAAAGGATTTAGTAAATGAGTTCATCGACGTAACCACTGAAGAGGCTGCGTAATGAACCATCCCGCTGAACTGATGTTGCATAAACTGCTTTCCGATATGCGCGATGGCACTGCCTCAATGTCTGATTCCTCCATTGAGCAAATTGTGTCTGACGTGCGGGACGCATTGCAACGTCAGTTTGGTGGGGAAGGGCAGAAAGAATTTAGACTGCGTATGTCTAATATCGGACGCCCATATTGCCAGCTTTGGTATCAGAAGAATAAGCCTGAAGCAGGCCGTTCCTTACCTACTACCTTTATTATGAACATGATGTTGGGCGACATTGTTGAGGCAGTGTTTAAGGGTCTTCTTACCGAAGCTGGAGTAGCTTATGACAATAGTGAACACGTCACACTAGAACTTGAGGACGGTAAAGAAATAAACGGTACAACTGACCTTAGTATTGACGGTGCTGTAGATGACATTAAATCAGCTTCACCGTGGTCATATAAATTTAAATTCAACGACTATGACACATTAAAGAAAGGGGATGCCTTCGGATACGTAGGTCAATTAGCGGGTTATGCAAAGGCTTCAAACAAACGTGCAGGTGGCTGGTGGGTTGTCAATAAAGCCAACGGTCAGTTTAAATATGTACCTGCACAAGGTCTTGAAATTGACGAAGAAGTTACTAAATTAAATAATACGGCACAGCGTATGGATAGCAATGAGTTTGAGCGTTGCTACGAGCCTGAGTCTGAGTTCTTCAGAGGTAAGCCTACGGGCAATAAAATACTCGGCGCTGTCTGTAAATTCTGTGACTATAAAGAAGATTGTTGGGAGACGTTAGTAACGCGCCCATCAATACCTTCTTCAGCTAAAGAGCCACCAGAGGTGGACTACGTATATATAGAGGAGAAATACAATGACTAACTTATACGATGAACTTTCGCTAGACGAACTAGCAGAGCGCATTAAGAACATGCAGGAGGAACTTACTGCTGCACGTAAAGAATATAACGAAAAGCGCACAGCTAATCTACGTAGCCTTATGGAAACACGTAGAGAGACGGAACGTGCTATTCGTGAAGAGATGATGAATCTCGGATACAAAACTTTTAAAGCAGGGAATATCTGGTCTTTCTAATGGATGCAAAGCGTTTTCGCGCTGCACGTAAAAAGGGGTATAGGTCAGGGCTAGAACTAAAGATAGCTCAATCACTAGATAAAACGGGCGTCAAGTATACATACGAGAAGCTCAAGATTGAGTGGGAAGATCTAGCTTACAGGACTTATACCCCTGATTTCGTTTTAGCGAACAATATAATAATTGAAACAAAAGGGTTATTTACGTCAGCGGATAGGCGCAAGCATGTTGAGATTAAGAAACAACATCCTGAACTTGATATTCGTTTTGTTTTTGAAAATAGCAGACGTAAGTTATACAAGGGCGCTAAGAACACATACGCCAAGTGGTGTATACAGAAAGGCTTCTTATACTATGACAGAATTATACCTGAAGACTGGTTGACTGAAGAACCTAACCCTGCTATTGCTAAATTCGTAGACTTCAAAGGAACAAAACGTAAATGAGTACATTCAAAGAAGCATTTACCGAAGATAGTTTCTATTTGAAGTTTCAGCCTATCTTTGATCCACAAGGCGCGTGGACTGGAGACATAGATATATCTGCAATCATACATGACGATCATAGTTTGAGCTATGAAGAGTTAGGTGAGATGCTACACGTACTTCAAATGGTATGTGCTAGTGTCCCTCTGTATGAACAGGACGATGAAGTTAGAGAAAAGGCTATGGCCATAGTTGACTTAGCTATGGAAGATCCTAATGGAGAATATCTATTTAAGAAAGAAGATCAACAAAAAGCTAAACCGTCTGTTACTACTGAAGGTAACGTAATTAAACTGAGGTTTGACAATGATTGATGACGTAAACAAACCAGAACATTACAACAAGACAGGCAGAGAGACTATTGAAATTATATATGACTCCATGCTTGGTGATGAGTTTGAAGGATACTTAAAAGGTAATGTACTCAAGTATGTTACACGATACAGATTTAAACATGCGGAAGATCCACTAAAGGATCTTTTAAAGGCCAGATGGTACTTAAATAAACTAATAGAAGTCGTAGAAAATAGAACATGAAAGTACGTATGATGATTACCATAGAGGTAGATACTGAAGAGTATCCTATGCCGTCTGACGAGAACGTAGCGGCAGAGCTAGAACGTACCTTTACGGAAATGATCTACGATATTAATGGTCTAAACATTGTCGGCTTTAAATCAACACAGACGGGGAACTAATATGGGAAATATGCTACCTACCGATTACCAGAACTTTATTGCACTTAGTAGATATGCTAGATGGAAAGATGATGAACAACGGCGTGAAAGCTGGGACGAGACTGTCAGCCGTTACTTTGACTATGTAGGAAATTATGTAAGTAAAAAGTTTAACTTTGACGAAAAGACTTTTGCTAAGTATCGTAAGGATCTAGAAGAAGGTGTTCTTAATCTTGATACTATGCCTTCGATGAGAGCAATGATGACGGCAGGTCCAGCATTGGATCGTTGTCACGTAGGTGCATACAACTGTAGTTACATACCAGTAGATAGCCCCCGTTCATTTGATGAGGCTATGTACATTCTTATGTGTGGTACTGGTGTAGGCTTTAGCGTAGAGCGTGAGAATGTAGACAAGCTGCCTATCGTCAACGAAGACTTTCACGATAGCAATACAATCATCATTGTAGACGACAGCAAAGCAGGCTGGTGTAAAGCCTTACGTGAATTGATTGCATGTCTGTATGCAGGTCAGGTACCTAAGTGGGACGTGTCACTTGTACGTCCAGCAGGTGCAAGGTTAAAGACATTTGGTGGTAGAGCATCAGGTCCAGAACCATTAGAAGATTTATTTAACTTCTGTGTCGAGAAGTTCAAAGGTGCGGCAGGACGTAGATTGTATCCTGTAGAGGCACACGACATCATGTGTAAGATTGGTGAGATTGTAGTCGTCGGTGGTGTACGCCGTAGTGCATTGATTTCATTATCAAATCTTAACGATACATCTATGCGTAAAGCTAAGTCTGGTGAGTGGTGGGTGCATGAAGCCCAACGCGCATTAGCAAACAATAGTGTGTCATACAAAGAGAAACCTTCTATGGAAGTATTCTTTTCTGAGTGGCATTCACTCTATGAAAGCAAGTCTGGTGAACGCGGTATCTTTAACCGTCAGGCTGCTAAAAAGCAAGTATCTAAAAATGGTAGGCGCAGCAATTACTATGACGAAGAAGAGACCAAGCAGATTCAATGGGGTACGAATCCGTGTTCTGAAATTATATTACGTCCTTACCAGTTCTGCAATCTTTCCGAAGTTGTAGTACGTGCTACTGACTCTACGGAAACTCTGTTACGTAAGGTACGTAATGCAACTGTATTAGGAACATTCCAGTCTTGTCTGACTAACTTTAAGTACCTTCGTTCCATATGGAAAAAGAATACAGAAGATGAAAGACTACTCGGCGTTAGCTTAACTGGAATTATGGATCATCCAGTTTTGAACGGTTCTAAAGGACTTGACGAATGTGGTAGACTTCTGATACAATTACGAAATGAAGCTGTAAAAACCAACGCTAAGATTTCTAATGAATTAGGTATAAATCAGTCAGCAGCAATCACTTGTGTTAAGCCTAGTGGTACTGTGTCACAATTAGTTGATAGTGCTAGTGGTATTCACGCCCGTCACAATCCACACTATATTCGTACAGTACGTGCTGACAATAAAGATCCTATGACACAGTTTATGATTGACTCAGGTATACCAGCAGAGCCAGACTTTATGAAACCAGAAAGCACAACAGTATTTTCGTTTCCTATGAAGTCGCCAAACAATGCAGTATGCCGCAATGATATGACTGCACTAGAGCATCTACAGTTATGGCTTACGTACCAAAACCATTGGTGCGAACATAAGCCAAGTATTACTGTGAGTGTACGTGAAGAAGAATGGCTGAAGGTTGGAGATTGGGTCTATGAAAACTTTGACAGTATTTCAGGTATTAGTTTCCTACCTCACGTTGAGCATTCTTATAAGCAAGCTCCGTATCAAGATTGTTCTGAAGAGGACTACAAGGCGCTTATCGATAAGATGCCAAAGGCTATTGACTGGACTAAACTTAGGGAGTACGAAAGAGAAGATAACACGTCTGGTTCGCAAGAACTCGCGTGTACGGCAGGTGTCTGCGAAGTCGTTGACATCTCCAGTAGATAAAGCAACCGGAACTATGAGGGATGTACCTTGAGAGAAGTTGAGATAACAACCGAGATTATTGACAACGCCCGTGTAAAGGCTAAAGAACTCGGACTACTGAGAAACTCAATAACTAGAGGAAAGGGAAACCTCATAGGTTTCATTGGTGAAGAAATAGCTCTTTCATGTTTAGGAGGTGAAGCTACAAACACATACGACTACGATCTTACATTAGACAACGGTACTACCGTAGACGTAAAAACAAAAAGCACAAGTGTCACACCATTATCTCACTACGATTGTAGTGTAGCTGCTTACAATACTAAGCAGAAGTGTGACGCTTATGCCTTTGTTAGGGTCAAGAATGATCTAAGTGTTGGGTGGTACTTAGGAATATTACCTAAAGATACTTATTTAAACATTGCCGAAAGATTCGACAAAGGTGACGTAGATCCAGCAAACGGCTTTACAATAAAAGCAGATTGTTACAATGTCAAGATTTCGGAGTTACAGGATGCTATATGAAAAAGAATTACGATAAACAAAAGATTAAAAAGAAAGAGCCTGTATACCCTCAATATCAAGTAGGGTATGAGGCTTTTTTTAGTAAGGCACAAAGACTAAAACGTGTAGGTGACGCTACAGTTATTGTAACCGCTTGCCCATACAGAAAGTACACTATGGGAGCGCGTGAGTGGCAAAGAGGCTATGACAATGCCTACTTTGACAATCTGGAGAAGTTACGTGACTCTAATAGACGACGTTAGAAAATTTATGGAAGAGAAAGGTGCGGCTATGACCTTTGAGGAATACCAGAAGTTTTGTAAGACAACCGCTATTTATCCAGACGGTACTAAATTAATGTACCCTGCATTAGGTCTTACTGGTGAGGCTGGTGAGGTAGCTAATAAGATTAAGAAGCTTGTACGAGATGGTGTACCTAAAGACGCACAAGAAGCTGCTAATGTTAAAGAACAGATAGCTGCTGAACTCGGTGACGTACTATGGTACTGTGCTGCACTAGCTAGTGACCTAGATGTTTCACTAGGCCGCGTAGCTAAGAACAACATGGATAAGCTTACGTCACGTAAAGAACGTGGTAAGATTGGCGGGTCAGGCGATAACCGTTAGCGCGTACCGAAAGAGGCTTGCTTTCTCTTCTCAAGCATTGAATCTAATGCTGAAAGAGCTAGACCATAAGACCTCTGTTCTACTATACTATCGCCTCTAAGGAACAGATAGTCTATAGAAGAAAGTAACTCACCTCTATTAGCCTTGTCTATTGCTTCAAGATGTTTCTGTTGGAACAATCTCTCAATAGATGAGGCATCTGCTTCTGAACTCTTTTTGTCCCATCTAACTTTCATTTCGTCATTGGTTAGATGATACAGTTCAAACTCAGCTAGTTGAGAATATGCATCTGACAATTCTTCTGTACTAGCATTTTCCCTCTTTAACTTTTCAATCACTACACGCATAGCGGATGCTTTTGCATCTGCCTCTTGTGCTGCCTCACTGTTAGCTGCATCTTTGGTGTAGCCTCTATACTGTTTAGTTCTTTGTTTTACGAGACTACGCTGTCTATTTAGTTTTTCTTGTTGGGTCATTTTAACACCCAACTCATTAACGTCAGAGTTGTATTCTTCTGACCCAAACAGATCTTTAAAACCTTCTACAGCATAGTGACCAAAGTATTTAGCCTGTCTGTTGTCTAATCTAGAAGACCCTGTGTACGGAAGCATATCGCCTCTCTTCACACCTATACGCTGCATTTCAAGCTCAAGCTCACTATTTTTTTGTGAATAGGTGATACCTACAAAACGTGCTATGGGTGACTTACGCATCTTCTCAGCATTGTCTAATAGATATTTTTTTGTAGGAAATGTTTGCTGAACGTCATAGCCAAATATGTTTTCTGGCAAGTAAGAATTAACGGCACGGGCAGTCAACTTAGTAGTGAAACTTTCGTCTTCAATACCAGCACGTATGTCCTTCTGTGTATTCTCTACAGCTATTTGATCGGCAACGTCCTTGAACATTTTAAGCGGCGTTAAGAAACCACCTAAGTACTCTGCCGAAAACTCAGACAGCCTATCGTTATTCTTTTGTGCTGCAGTAGAGTCCCACTCAAAGCCTGTTGCAAGAGTACTAAACCCTTCCAAAAGCCTATTTACATTTTCACCACTACGTACAGGGAAGCCTGACATAGTTTCAAGGTACATCTTACGATCTTGTGCGCTTCTATTTCTCGGAACCTTTTCTTGTATTAGATTGGTGCCTAAGAAATTATCTGCATCGATTAGAAACTCTGCTGCTGCTGCATAAGAACTCAAGGGCCACATAGCGCGTATGTCTACACCACCCATATCATACCACGGAGTATTATCCTCTTTGTTAGCTAAATGATTTACCATGAAAGCCATAGTCGATGTTCCAATGGCAGCTTTAGCATAAGCTTCCCTTTGTGCATCGCCAAACGCACCTTTAATAGGACCAGTTTCAGCCTTAGCTATACCATGAAACATTTTAGCCGCAGCATTTGCAGGACTGTATTCATACATAGTTCTAAGTGAGTTAACGAAGAAGCGGGGAAACGGCATTACAACACTACTAACAGGCCGTGTTACTTCCATAAACGACAAGAAAACTTTAGCAGGTTTAAGTTCTGGGTTAGCTGCAAATGTCATTTTAAGTGCGTCTTCTGTAGCACCAGCTATAAGTTTCTTATCTAGTATACGACCAGACTCAACAAACTGCATTACATTTTTTATTTGACCACCCGCATAAGGGCTTCCGTGTTTAGCTTCATAATCCCTTAAAAACTTTTTAAACCTTTTGTCCAAAGAAGACATATAAAATGCCCTACGGAAAAATGAATCTGATGCCATGTTAAAATGATTAAGTGTTTCAATGTATCCGTTTGCTGCTCTAGCAAACTTATCTTTACCACTAGCAAACATATCAGGTTGATTACGTATCAACTGTCTATGTAAAGCAGGAGTATACTCCATAGTAGCATCAATCAATGTCTGACTTTTGGTAGTGTTCATAACACCATACAATACAGAAGCAGAGTCTGACAGTACGTCTTTAACGCCTTTTGCTACACCAGCACCAGCTTTACTAAAGTTACCTTGTGCCGCGTTTTGTAGCCCACGTCCTATTTGATACATGGCACTATCTATAAAGTTTACACCTGTTTGACCAGCTACCATCATACCACCGGACATAATGTTTCGTGACGTAGTAACTAGCTGTGACGTTAAAGACGCAACTCTAACTCGATCTAAGGTTTTAATTGCACCACCAGCAGTAAACATTGCTTCCATAACTTTAGATCTTTTATTTTCTAAATAGTTGTCTAGTATCTTACGCATCTCTGCGTCTACATTTGGATATACGTCACCAAAGAACTCGCGTTTTAACCTACTAGCACTATGCATTAACGTAGCACCAGTACTCATAGACTTTCTTGTTATGTCACCAGCAGATACTGCGCCGTTAGTGTAGTAGGACATAAATGTCATAAAGTCTTTTTTACTTATGCCGCTCTTAGCAATGCTTTCGTCAAGAACGGCAAGCACAGATTTCTCTTGCTCTTGTGTAAGCTCTCTAGCGAACTTACCCCCAAACAAATTTTCTATGCCGTTTAAACCGTCAGAGATAGCCGCTGTTATGCGCGTAGGCCTTGTCTTATCCGAAGGTAGCAGACCTCTGTATGTAGCCGCTGCTGACTCACCTAATACATCCAGCATACCAATGCGGTCTAGATCTTTCTGTAGTTGAATTGATACGCGACCTATACTCTCAAATACATCAGCCCTTTGTAAGGCGTCTATAGCTTTCCTCTGATATTCTTCAGGTACATTGTCAATAAGTACAAAGTCCTTTACAACTTTGTCCATCAGAGGTTCTACTTTCGCTCTTTTTAAAGCTTTATCTGCAGCATCAGCAAGAGCTATTGTAGCTACGTCATATTCACCCGTTGATGGGCTTGACGTAACAGCGTCTACTGCATCAGTAGTTTTGTTAAAATCTTTTTGTGCCTGTTTAATATTATTAAAGTTAGTCTCACGGGCCTTATTAAACTTAGCAATCTTTCTAGAGGCTGCAATACCTTCTGGTATACCACTGGCCATACCAAGTCCCGTAGCAATACCCATTCTTGTGTAATCTAGCTCAAGTTCGTTTGGATCTACAGTGGGATCATACTGGCCTGTTGTAGGATCTATTCTTCCTATACGCTCTACGTTTTGTCGCATAGCGTCATCTGCAGCAGCCAAACCACCACTTATAACTGTAGCCCGTGCCATAGGTTTAACAGCTACGTTTTTAACTAAGAAGTTTCTAATGGCAGATGTTGACGCAGCCCTCACAGCAGTTACACCAGCCGCAACACCTGTCGCAGTACCAACACCCGGAGCAGCTAGAGTACCCAATGCACCAGAGCCAAGTATAGTAAGTACGTTACTTACAGATGTACCACCGTACCATATAGCGTCACCGACAGCTTGAAGTCTGTCTAGGTTATCCATTTCGTCACTGAATAGATCTGGTGCTTTTTGATCAATGGTAGAAAACACGTCACCAAAAAGAAGTTTAGTGTCATTGTCTGCGTCTTTGAGATACGCTAGTTGATCTACTAAATAGACATCATTATACATAAAGGCTCTGTAATGATTTGACATGAACCTTTCTAGATATTCTTCGTTAGTTTCGTCTTCAAGCCTAGCACCTTGCTCTACACGATTGGTATAGTAGGTCTCTACTTTCTTCATAAAGTTCTCGTCTTCACTGAGAGCCTTTATGGTAAGTGTGCCGTCACTGTCTTCATCTCTAGCTTGAATAGGCGCACCGTAATCAAACTTAGGTGTTAGTGCCTGTTCTGTTTCTGAAGGTGCAGGAGGTTGTTGACCTTTAACTATACTGTCAAAATAGTTTTCAAACTCCTCCGTTTCTTCTTGCTCTACAAGTTCAACTTCTGATACAGAAACTGGCGCAACCTCTTCTCCCATTGAAGAAGTCTTATCACCCACCATACTGTCAAAATATCTTTCAAACTCTTCAGTCTGATTGTCTAATTCAGCCATAAATTTTTCCTTATTACTGGTATGTTGGGGCTATACCAAATTCTTGTTGGAACATATTGTTAAAATTATTAGAGTCTATTAGTCTGTCGGGTACAAAATAACCTCTAGACATTATAGCACCAAAAGCCTTTTTAGTTTTTGTAACATATTTTTGACTAATCTGTTTATTTGCACCTTTCATATTGAAATAGTCTATGATGTACTTATGTGCAACTAGATTAGGATTATTCTGAAACATTGTATATTCTTCTGACCCACGATCTATGCCTTTTAAATAATCCATGAGCGCTGTATAATCACCGTCTATACCGAGACGGTTGCTGTATGCTTCGTCTAGACGTTCTTTATTCAATACATTTGAAGCGCCCATAAGTATTTTATTTTCATCTTTTTGGCTTAATTTTCCTCCAGCTATTCTTCGTGCAGAAGCAGCTAATTGATATGCAGTTTCTTGTTTAGCCGCAAAAGAAACATCAGCACTTGGGTCCATATTTCTATCTTGTATACTAAACAGCTTTTGCATTTGTGGGCTAGTGATATAGGTTTGATATGTGCCAGTTTTTTCTCCCGCTGCTTTTATAGTAGTACCAATATAGGTAGTTGTAGCTCCCATACTGACGCCTTCTGCTTTTTCTCTAGCCAAAGCTTCTGCAGTAATATTATCATAGTATTGTTTTTTGGCAAACTCTGATGCAGCCGTAAGCTCTTTTATACGTTCTGGAGAAGCGCCTTTCTTTATTGCGTCTTGTAATTCACCTGCAGATCTAAACATTTGATTTTGAAAGGACTCAATCCGTACTTTTGGAGTTAACTTAGGAAGTCCTACAGAAGGTAAAGCCGCACCCTCGTCGTATCTTTCTGTTAAGCCTGCAGCCTCACCCAATTTTCTGCCTTCTTCAGCCTGTTTCCGTAAAGATGCTGGTGTACCGGAAGGTGCAAATATAGAGTCAGATTGATAGTCTGTAGGACTATAATACGTATCCCATTGCTTCGGACGTAAATAGCTTGGCACAAGAGCGCCAGACACAGTGTCTAGAGACATCCGCTCTAACTGCTTTGGGTCCATCTTAGACGTAAATTCAAAGTTTACACTGTCACTATTTCTTGCATAGTTTTCGTCAAGTGTATTGAGATATTGATTTGCGGCTTCTACTGTCGTATAGCTTTTTGCAATGTTTGCAGATGCTGCGAGCCTTTCTTGCTCACTACCAAACTTATCAGAGTACTGAGCTAATCTAGCGTCAATAGCAGACACAAGATTTCTTTTGTTTTCTTTTGCGGCATCATATTTATCTTTGTCGTTTTTAGCAAAGATCAAAGCTTGCTGCATAAGTTTGTCTCTACGTGCGCGTTCCTCTGCAATACGCTCGTCTTGAGCTTTAGCACCTGCAGCTAGACCTTCACCTATACCCGCAAAACCAGCGGCAAGCATACGTCCAAATAAAGCCATGTTTTATCTCCGCGCCATTAAACCAGCAGGCGCTGCCGCCTGTTCAATTTGTTCCGGCATTTCGTCCATCATAGGTTCTTCTTCATCTAAACCCATAACGTCTTCATACTCAGGTTCTATACCTTGTTCAGCCTGTACAGCAGACTTAGCAAGATCTACAAAATGATCCTCTGACTCCTCAGATCCAGTAGGTAATCCCATATCATATTCAACGTCATACATATCACCGATAAGTGCTACTGTTTCCATTACAACAGGAAGAACCAGAACACCTACGTCAATACTGTGCCTACCTTCAGCTACACCACTAGTGACTAAAAATTCAGCAAAATCAGATACACGCCTGCCTCTGTCTAAATTAGCGGCAATACGTGGCATAATCTGTGGGTTTAAAAGCTGCTGCATATAGAACTGTATGTTCTCTTCAACCGTAGGCATCATAGGTGGTTGCTCATACGGTTTAGCACCTAGCTCACCAGTTAGACTTTCACCCGGAACAGCAACGTCATAATCTGCTTGAGTAGCTGGATCTTGTCTTACCATTAGGTTTTCCCTTTACTTTGTCTTAAATCGCGTCTTGCTTTAGCTACGTCTAAAAACGCCTGTTGCTCTGCTCTAAGCTGTGGTGCTGGCCTACGAGCCTGCTCTTTATTGTCACGCTGTAAAAGGCCACCCTTATTAAATGCAACACTTGGACTAGTATCGGACGCTACGTCTCTATTAAGCCAATCATCTGGCTGTTCTATTGCCGCAGCTAAATTAGAAAATGCATTTATATATACATTGCCTGCGTTAAGACCCGGAGGTGTTTGTTTTGGAGTTGCCATTATTTAGTCCTTACTTAAATATTAAAACCTAAACCTCTACCAATGCTACTTATTATATTACCACCACTTTCAGTACCAGCAAACTGTAGTACCGCACCAATACCTGTACCAAATGAGTTAGCTATGGCAGCATCTTCAGCAGCATCAAGTTTAGCTTGTAGTTGTTGTGCGCTTGCATTGGCATTAAATATTGCTGTAGCAATTCTAGTTTGGCGATCTAGTGCATTTTCAGCAGAGTCGATAGACTTAAATATAGTGTCACGCATAAACTGCTGTATATTATTATAAGCTGTATTAGATACACCTAAAGCAGCATTAGCGTTAAATTCATTAGCACGATTAATAGCTGCCGTATCTGCTGTAGCAATCTGTCTACGCCACTGAGCGTTAGACTGTGCTACCACTAAAGCGTTCTGTGAATTAAATTGTTCACGCTGATTTAGTAGATTTGCATTGAACTGATTAATTGCATTGGTTTGACCAAGATTAAATTGTTCCATAGCGTTTGACTGACTAGCATTAAACTGACTAATCTGCGAACCTAGTGAAGCAAAAAATTGATTAGTCTGATTTTCACTAGTAGCATTAAACTGACGAGCAGCATTTGTAGCAGCCGTGTCACTTAATATAGACTGTACGCGAGACTGTGCATTAAACATAGCGGCTTGTTGTTCGTTACTAAGATTAGCCATGTCTACTTGCAGGAAGTTCTGTGCATTTTGTACAGCAGCTTGTTGCCTATTATTTAGGTTAGCCATATCAAGCTGTGACAATGCAGCAGCTTCAGCCATTACAACAGCTTGTCTATTGTTCAAGTTTGCTAAGTTCATAGTATTAGCAGCACGAGAGTTTTCTAAGATTACCTGTTGCTCTGCATTAAAGTTCATGTTAGCTATATCAGCAATTCTAGCAGAGTTAGCTACTCTAGCTTGAAATGCTTGATCAAACTCTTGGCCAATAAACTGAGCGCGTTGCTGTGCTGCAAGCATAGCACGTTGTTGACGATTACTCAAGTTCTGAGATTCAAATTGTGCAAATACAGATGCATCAGCTTGAGCTATTGGTATAGCTGATTCCATTGCAGCCTGTACTACAGCCTGTCCAGCTAAACTAGAGGCACTTAAACCTCGTGCAGCCATAGCGGCATTAGCCGCGCGCATAGCTCCTGATGCCCAAGCCGGTGGATTAGCAGCATCAAAGTCTGCATACAAACTCTCTAATTGGCCTTGTACCGTAGCTTTGTCTGTAGGTGATGCGGTAGCTGCTTGCACTTGCTCAGTAAATGCTGTAGCCTTTTCCGCATTAGCAGAAGGGCTTACTAATTCACCAGCTTGTATCTCACGATTAGCAGGACTATTAATAAGATTAGCTGTGCCTTGTGCCGCCTGCACTTGAGATACAGATGATTCAGTCTGTTGTGCCGCTTGTATTTGTTGATCAAAAGCACTCTGCGCTGCCTCTGCACCAGCTTGTTGTACAGCACCAGCAGCTTGAGCCGCAGTTACTTCAGCAGGTGCAAACGTAGGTGCTACTTGAGCCGCTGTTGTTACACCTGCTTGCGGTGCTGCCGCTGCAACAGTACCAGCTACTTGTCCTGTACCAGTAGCAATATCTTGTGCTTCAGTTGGTGTAATTTGTTGTGCTGTTATTTGTGCTTTTTCAGGAGTTTCACCTGCTAGTCTTGCTGTTTCTACTTCACCTAAGTCAACTGGCGCATTTACTGGTGCTTCTACGGCAGGTGTTTCTGTTTGCTGCGATGTAGTATTATCTGTAGTAGGCATTAAAACAGAAGGATCAATAGCTGCGCCAGTGTATATAGTAGAACCACCGTCTGCGTACTTTCTAACCATACCGCCATCGACAAACCTAACTACACCGCCTCTAGCTGCCATCATAGTTCCTACAGCTTGCTGCTGAAACTGCTCGTACTTAGCTTTGGCGTCAGGGTTCTGTGCTAGAAACTGCTGAAAACCTTCTTTATTATATGGCGTAGCGCTATAACCTGCTGCCTGTGCAATACGCGGCATAGCGGCATCTGAAAATCTAATATTAGTATACGGTGCAGCCATATTTTATTCCTTACTTCTTATCTCTTTAATCGTTTGATATATCCTTAACGACAACCAAATTACAGATAACAATGAGGCCACTGCTGGCAATAGTTCAAAAAATGATCCTACTGCCAGTGTGACAGCAGACCAGTCAATAAGATTTTTACCTGACGGGTCTAATAGCATTTGTTATGCAGCCTCTTCTGTTTGTTGTTGCTGTAGAGATTGCGTAAGCATATTGACAAACGCTTCTCTACCTACTTCAAGCTGCTGCACATTGAAGCGAGCGCTTGATAACTTACGATCAAGATCCGTGACATGATTTAACATAGTGCGTTGTTGCTCAGTCATGTCTTCTAGTACATACTCTACGTTGTTAATAACAACAGGGGTCTTTTTATCTTGTCCCATTGTTTAGTCCTTTCTATGTTAGAGTTTATTTTAACTCGGCGCTTCTGGCCAAGTTACATTATACCATACAACTCCTGTGTAATCAGCATTCCAGTGTAATTCTGGATTAGGATAATTAGCAGGCAAGTCACGTAAAGCATTACGATATGTTGACCATTCAGTTTGTTTTTCTGCTGTTAGTGTTGACCATTTTGTAGGCATTTCAATGTAGTCTGTTTTTTCAAGACGAAAGTTACGATCTCTACGTAGCAGTGCCATTGCGTCATCGCCAGTTATATTCTCTGGTGGCACCCAGTCTGCTATAGGACCATAATCACCTGCTATTGCTCTATTATATATTTCAACTCCGTGCGGTTCTACGTCATTTGGATCAGCAGTAAAGGGAACGTATTCTTCATCAAGTTCATCAAAATCAACTTCAACATTAACCTTTGTTTGTTGGAAGTTTGCCCATTTAGGATTACGCACACTATTAATTGTTCTAATCATCATATTTCCTTTTTACTACGCTGTTCTAACAAATAAGCCGAGAGAGTTAAAACTACTTGAAGAATCTGATCTACTCGGACCCATATTTCTCCATGTTCCGCTCAGAGTTGCAGATGATAAGGAGTTAGCCCCAGTACCTACGTCCACAATAGAACCCTCAGAATATTCAAGTCCCATTATGTAATAATTAGAAAATGTGGCGCTAGAGTATGCTAAATCTGAACCTGTTATTGTTCCACCAACAGTCGAGTTGGTGCCGCTATCAATATGAAAAAAGAAACCGTATGTTCCAACGGCACCAAAACTGGTGCTAACAGGAGTAGTAACACTAAACGTAGTACCGCTTAAAGTTAAACCTGTACCCGCAGAGTATGTAGTGTTAGTATCTGTGTCGGTACTGCTAATCGTAAAGTTAGGGTACGTTCCAGATACACTAGTTGCACCACTTCCGGTAAGAGTAACTGTTTGATCCGGTGCTGAGTTTGAGAATGTTGTACCACTTAATGTCAAGCCGCTGCCTGCTGTATACGTAGTGTTTGTGTCTACAGGTACTGCCCATGTAAATGAACCATCACCATCTGAACGTAAAAACTGCGTGTTAGTACCATTACCAGTAACATTTAATTCATTAGCATTTATAGAATTTGCTGGAATGGTAGTGCTAATACCAGATATTTGAGTATCAACATAAGCTTTAATAGATTGTTGTGTAGCTAGTTTAGCGGCACTATTCGAAGACATAGTGTCTTCATCAAGAACGCCTGTAACTGTAGTGCCTGTTATATTTAAGCTTGTGCCTGTAAGGCTTGTACCACTAATAGCCCCTGTTGACGTTAAGCTTGTGCCAGATAAAGCTCCACTAGATGACAAGCTACCGACAGAAGCGGCACCACTCGATGTCAAACTAGTAAACGTACCAGCAGCAGGAGTTGTAGCACCTATAGTTGTGCCATTAATAGCACCGCCTGTAATAGATACAGAACTAGATGCTTGAGTAGCAATAGAACCTAACCCTAAAGACGTACGTGCTGTAGAGCCACTCTCGACAACCCATGTAGTACCATTACCAACAATAAAGTTACTGTCTGTTTTAGCTAAACCTGCAATAGTGTCTAAGTCAGTGTCCCATGCCTGTACGTCTGTACCGATTGTGAGACCTAATGAAGTACGTGCTGTTGCACCACTTTCTGCTACCCAGTTAACTCCATTACCAACGATAAAGTTACCGTCTGTAACAGCTAGTCCGGCTATGTCTGCTAAACCTGCATCATAAGCTTGTACATCTGAGCCTATTGCTACACCTAAGTTAGTACGGGCAGCAGATGCTGTTGATGCTCCTGTACCACCGTCAGCAACAGTAATATCTGTAATGCCTGTAATTGTACCGCCGTTAATATTTACAGTAGTAACTGTACCTAAGTCAGACCATGTGCCTGTTAATGAACCACCACTACTAGCTGTAAGCGTACCACCTACAGTAAGTGTACCGCTAAGGTCTGTAGTAGCTGCATTAACGTCTAAAGTTGTTGTTGTAATTTCAACTTCCGTACCAGCATCAATATCTAATTGACCTACGGCACTAGAGTTAATAAAGTTAGAGGCACTACGAAATTCTACTTTCTTGTCTGTATCTACAAGAACGCTTCTACCTAAACCATCAATGTACGCCTTACCGTCAATGTATATGTCTTGAAATTCTAATAAGTCACTACCAATATTTAATGTGCCCGTAGTCTTTGGTAGTACTTCAGTAGCGCTAACAACAAGATCTTGTGCAGGACCAACAACAGTAACAGGACCACCTTCAGCCGTAGTACCGTCATGTGTATGTCCAGACGTACTAAAGGCAGTTACAATAGAGTCAAATTCACCATCAAGATCCGAAGCATTAATAATATTACCGTCAGATATATTATTAGATGTATCGTTTCTTGTATATCCCGTACCCATATGTTATCTCCTTGCGTTGTTAGCGTATTCTATCGTAACAGCGTCTAATGCAAATGAAGGATTAGTATTGTCACTAGTGAAACTTAATGATCCTGTATATCCTGATCCTATTAACTGTGCCTCAAATACGTATTGTAGCTTACCACCAAATGACCCTGTACCATATGTACCACTACCATAAACAGACACAGATGTATCAGCCTCCAGTAAGTTAGATATAGAGATTGGTGTAGGCTGTGTTGTGCCAATCTGGTCAAAGTCTAATCTCAAGTCAGCATTAAATGAAACTATGCCTGACGGATCTGTGTACAAAAACATCTTATAGAATGTTTTACGTACTCGCGGATCAGTTACAGGCAAGTTAGGTGTAGCAAATGTAGCAGGTATATTACCGCCAGCAAAGCTAGAACCTTGTTCTAATTGATAAATGTATCCTGACTTATTTGCAAATACTATAATCTCACTTCCGTCATCAAAATAACTATCTGCTACGTAAGAGTTAATACCTCTTGTTTCTGCCAACGCTATACCACCGCCACCTTCTTGAGCTAATTGAGTAGCAATTATACCTTTTGCTGCGTCATTTGTATAGGACGGTGCATAACCAAAAAGCCTATACTGTGACTTGCCACGTATAACTATGCTAGAATAAGAACTGCTAGTAGTAGTAAAGCTACTAAACTCACTCTGTATTGCTTTAGATACGTTAGCAAAATTAAAGTCTCCATTACGCTCAGTAGCACTTAATAGCCTAAGTCCATCTGGACCTAAGAACATAACGTCTGTACCTATTTCTTGTATAGTGTCTCCATCTAAACAACCTATGTCTCTAGTTACAGGATCTAATCTAAAGTCTGCAATAGTAGAGCCGCTTAGACGGTATATAGCATTCTCTGTAAATATAAATAATTGTTCTCTAAATACAGCTAAACCAGATATAGTGTCACCTACATTTAGTGTACCAGCACCATTAGCTGCACTAAAGTCTGAATCTGTATATACTGCTGTGAAAGTTATATCAGAACCTTTAGTAAAAAACAAGCTATTTTTAAAGTTTTTTACACGAGTAGAACCAGTAACATCAGACGGTGCATCATTTAAAACGGTATACGTACTTCCATCATATATAGCCGGATTGTTAAATCCATCAACAAGTATAATTTTATCTGTCCCATCAAAGTTATACCGCTCATAACGCAATCTCCCTGCACCATCACGCGATAAAGATAAGAATGATATAAGAGCATTATCGGCTGGACTACTAGCTAATGCTGGACTAATTGCTAGTGTAGCACCGCCTGCTGTAACTGTAGCATTAGACGTAACAGTGTATACATTATCTACACCAGCAATAGTAAATACGTCACCTACTCTTGGCGCACTAGTTAAGTCATCTACGATTAAGCTAGATCCTGTTTGTGATCCACCGTTTACTTTAACTGCACCATATGAAGGAACATTAATCTGAGTGTATGTTGTGCCTGACGTTTTAAGTGTATCATTATTCCTCTGTACAATAACGTCGTCACCAAATACAGCTACGCCAGTTATCAGATACGGTGATGTTGTGCTTGTGAATGTTAAAGCAGCCGCATTAGCTGGACTAGCAACAAGACTACTAGATAATGTTAAGGCTGCTCTATTATTAGCGGCATCAAATGTAAAACTAGATATAGTGTATGAAGACGTAAATGTTAACTCAACGTCATCTGCCAATGTAACTTCAGCAGATGCCGTAACTGTACCTGCACTATAAGCCGACACTGTTGTACCACTCGGTATGCCTGTACCTGATATAACCATGCCTGACGATATTGTACCTGCCACATTATCAACAATAATAGTGGTAGATGCAGACACTGCACCGTTTACGTCAGCAGTACCAGACACTAGTGTAAATACGTCACCTGCTTCTGGTGCTTTATGTATGTTAGCAATATTTAATATTGTGCCTGTCTGAGATGCACCATTAACTACAGGCGCACCATACGGAGGCACTATGTCATTGTTATACTTAATAAAACCATTAATACGTCTATAACCACCTTCAATAGATGGTTCAAAGTTACGTAATATTGTAGCACTACCCGGAGCGTTTAGACCTTGCTGTAACGGACTAAGATTAGTTACTAAGCCACCTCTAAACTCAATAGGATAAGTTTGCCATGTTTCCATTATAGTGAATCCAACGAAGAGCCTGCGTTAGAAGATGAAGTAGCTAAACGCCCTCCACCCTGATTATTACTAACCATATAACTACGTAAATACTCATATCTATTAATAAGCATACTACGCATATTCTTAATACCGTCTTCAAACTTCTGTAGTGACACGGTAGCCATCTGTGTGTCACCCCTAAACAGATAAGCATAGTACATAGAACCATCTACAATAATATGTTTAAATCGTTCTGGTACATTAGCCACGTCTGTAGCAAGTTCTAAATCTACAGGTATACGATAATATTCATAAACAACAGTATATGCTTGATCTGGTGGAGGAACCATTCCGTACTCTAAAGACGGTGCATGAAATACATAATTAGGTAAGCTATTGTTTACTGTAAGTGTTTTATATTCTTGTGATACAGCTTTTTCTAAATATTCTTCGTAATCTAATACCTTTAGTTTTTTAGTATTTGTGTTTAATGAACTATCTTCTTTAATTCTAAAACTATCAAATGATATAACCTTACAGTCATACGGAAATGGATACCGTGTAATACCTGCTGTAAGTGTATCTTCTTGTGTTACATGATTAAATGGCCAACTATATTCAGACTGATTAATATGTCTAAGTGACGCATTAACAGCGTCTTTAGCATGAGCATAAAAACCTTTAGCTGTACTAAAGTTAGATGCAGTCAACTCAACTTCGTTAAGCCTTCTGTTTATTTCGTTTACAAGACCGAGAAAGTTATATGCCATTATTTCTCTCTTATAGTTAGTTTAATAGACCGTTCAGCGGTGCTTCCTGTACTGTCTGTCATTTTGCACATGAAGGTATATTCACGGTTAAGAACACCACCTGCTATATTAATTGTAGCGACAGTGCTAGTATTTGATTCCGATATATTTTGTATACTGTCCGTAACTGCACCACCAGATGCTGTAGTTAAGTCTTGACCAGAAGCTAGTGTAGTCTTACCAATCTCATTAGTTTTAACGTACCACACAACAGTACTGATTGACGCTTCAGCAGACTCTAGAAAGCGTGACCAATCTACACTATAATCTAGTGTTTCATCAGGATCTTTAACAGGCCATCTAAAAGACATTATATTATTACTCCGTTACGTAAACAGTGCGATCATATGAATCGGTTTGACGTTCTACATATACAGTACGTTGTTCTTTAGGTACTCTCACAGTTCTTTCATATGTTGTAGACATTATGCAACTCTCGGTATGTATACGCAGCGTTTTCTGCTATAGACTGTTTTAAATGCATCATAGTCAAATTGTACTGCATCTATGGTTGGTGTGCCTACAGTTAATGTTAATGCGTTTGTTGTTAGTAGATGTATTACATTGACGGTAACATCACCTACAGAGCTTGTACCTTCTACACCTACAAACGTATCAATTACGTAGGTAACAAATACTTCACCAAGAGCGCTTGTAGCTTCAACGCCTGTTGGTATAACCACTACGTTATGTTGTGTAGTACCTAATGCGCTTGTTGCAGAAACACCACTAACATCTGTAATAATATTAGGCTGTATTGTACCTACAGAGCCTGTAGCGCTAACGCCGTTTACAAACTCTGTTAAGTTAGGTGCTACCGTACCAACGCTGCTAGTGCCTATTACACCGCTCACAGGCTGCTTTATTGGTAACGTGAGGGTACCTACACTGCCTGTAGCAGATACGCCTGTAGAGGGCTGTGAGACCGGTACAGTGATACTTCCAGCACTGCCAGTACTAGATACACCACTTATACCTACATTAGCAGTAAGGTTTAAGGTAATAGTACCTATACTGCCAGTAGCAGATACGCCCGTGACAGCTACATCAGCGTCTATGTAGGCGCTACTAGCTAATGGAAATGAAGCTAGAGGTGATATAGCGGTCATATGTTAAACCTTAGTCGGCGTCTGCTATGGTTAATTCACCTGCATTTACTTGGCGCATGATTTCGTCGTAATGGCGGTTGCCCTCTGCGATTGGCACGAACATCTCTTGTCCGTCTATTGTGGCTTTGATGGATGTGTTCTCCGACGTACCATCGGGAAGTATTACTTCTATATACTGAGCTGAGGAAATATTCGTGTCTTCCATCTTATAACTCCGCGTCTACGTCAACAGAAGTTGTACCTGTAGAAAACAATATGGAATTGCTACCCGCTGTAAGCCCGGAATAACCTGAACCATAAACTCGACATTGTTTAGGGCCAGCAACCTGTATGGTGTGACTGCCGACGCTAGATGGATAACCCCCTGTTGAATTTAAAAAAGTAATCGTTCCACTACTCGTACCCGCAGAGGGTAGAGTAACAGTCGGGGCAGTCCTTTTTTCTGTATAATAAAGTAAACCATTAGCGGTGGTACTAGCTCCACCTGTCTGACCCTGTAAAACGTAATCTGTACCTAAAAAGTTAAGCCTTTCAAAGTACCTCTTGCACGAATTTAGTTCTTCCCCTGCTGACCTATGCTCGAACGGGGTTGCTACGTCGCCGAGTTCAAGCTGGACGCCTGTGAGATAAAATGTTGCGCTAGAAGTTGTACATAGTGAATTGTTAATTCCTGTAGCTAAAGCGTCTTTATTATACGCAATCCAATTTGTTGCAGGGGTTCCTTCTCTATCTGGACCCGCCATTAAATAAAAACTTAGTTGTAAACCTAAGCCATTGTCATTATTGAAAGAACCCGAAACATCTCCAGAAATTGAAACTGATTTATATTCCCATGTGTTTGTAGTGTTTACTGAAAAGGTTCGTGTAGTTAAACGATCTACATCAATATTATGAGCGTTCAGAGCAAAAGTTCCAGTTACACTAGATTTAACCCAAAAAGAAACAGTAAACGATTTTGCTGCGGATGCTCCAAATGCAAGGCTTTGTAAATCTTGTGCTTCTATACGGTATTGAATAGCCGCTTGTTCATCTCCCTCTACCGCAGTTTCTGGAGTAGCTACAGTTAACTTTAGGCTATTATTAAAACCGTCTGGAGCATCCGAACTTTGCTCCATGTTCATAACTAAATTATCGTTATTAGTGCTAAAATTCATATACCATCTATCGACTGTAAAATACCCAGACGAAGCCCCAATTCCAGTGCTGCTAGTCCCCCGCTGCGCCACCTGCATCGCACCGTTGATGATAAGATTACGCCTGCCGCCAATTTGGCCAATGTTGAGACCAGCGGGGTCAATGGTTGATACAGCCATTCGTTACGTCCTTATGGTTTAGTCGGCCATACTACGTCGTCGAGTGACGTATAGTTCTCAGGTACATCACGCAGTGCCTGACGGTACGCAGTCTGTTCTGCAGTCATCGTGCGGTCTGCTACTGCCCACCAATCTGTCTGTGCTAACCTACGGTCACGCTCTTCACGCAAGAGGCGCATAGGTTCAGCGGCAATAAGTTCAGCTTTCTTTGCTGACACTTCGGCCCATGTGAAACCCCAATCAGCAGGGTTGCTACTTTCAATAGCTGAACCGTTAGCGTCTGCTCCTGTTACCTTACGGAACATAAGACCAAACTCAGTTTCAGTCGTAGGCTCACCCCGCAGCACCCATTCGGTAACGCCGAGTTCTGTTAATGCTGTTGCTATAGTTGTCATTTGTTTATCCTATTTATCATGCGGCGGATACAAGAAAACCAGAGAACACTGTATATTCACTATCCACAACCACTGGCGAACCAGAACTAACATTATTCCAAGAATACGCTTCAAAATAATCTGTTGTTCCATTTGCATAATACATCATAGAACCAGACTGAGTTTTTGATTCTGTTAATCCAGATATTCCAGAACCAGTAAAATCCAAATCCCAAACTCTGCCGTTTCCAAAAGCACCATTTTTAGAAATAGAACCAATTGTTCTTATCTGAGTATTGGAAGCATCAGATTGTGATAGAGTTAATGTAAACTGATAATATCCAGCCTGTTGAGGCGTAAACCGATAATTTGTCGCATTATCATACCAACCAGCGTTATCCCAATTCTCCACATCAAAATCAACCCTTGTCCAAGTTGCATCACTATGAGTCACATTTCCAGAAAGAGTAACTTGAAATGTTGGAACTTTTGGAGCAATAAAACCGTTACTATTAATACTAATTCCTGTAGTACCAGCACTGTTCTGAATCGTATCGACTTTGATCGTGCTGGTCATTGTGCGATCTCCATTAAGATTATACGACTTGGGCTACTACTATGTTGAGCGTCTATATACACAGCATTAAAATTAGCCAATGTAGTTTTATAGACTACCGCTGAAGTTGAGTTTGGTGCATCTAAAATATTATAATTTAAGTGCCAACCTAAACGCAGTTCACCAACCGTTCGTTCTGCTGTTATACGCATATCACTTTGACTAACTGACGTAATAATTTTTGTAGAGTCACGATAAAGATGAAGATTACCTCCAGCATTGCCATCAGAAGTATCATTTATCCAAATAGATTGATCTACCGTAACTAAAATTTTGCTAGTTGTAGAAGACGGAGTAATTGTTGCAGTTAATCCTGTATCTGTTTCAGATGTAGAAGATACTTGGACTTGTGTAGCTGTAGTACCCTGCACCACCTGCACCACATGACCTGCCGCCAGTACACGGCTACCGAGATTTGGTGCGAGATTGTCAACGTAGAGAGTACTCATTGTGCAATCTCCATAAGTGTAAATGTAACGTGTGAAGTAGTAAAACCACCAATATATGTTGATCCACCCGAAACGCTTTGTGCGTAAACTTTGTAATTAATTGATGATGTTGAAGACGGACTGTCCATATATATTAGGCTAAAAGGCTGAATTGATCTTGCTTCCACGTAAGTATGGCGTTCAGACTCAGTTATTCTTGACCCATCTTTGTAGAAAGTAAACACCAATCTACGAGATGATGCCCCATTGTCACAATCACCTTCAAGAATCATTAAGATTTTACTACTTGTACTTGTTGGTGTAATAAGTGTTCCAAGATTAATATCTGTAAAACCTGTAGATGTTAAAGTAACTCGTGACTCTAATTCTACATGCTTTACCTGCACCACATGACCCGGTGCGTACAAAGTCTGACCACTCGGTAGCAGCACCGTATTAGCATTAGCCCCACTAGACGGACCCTGTAAGTTTTGAACTGTTAATGTTCCAGCCATGTCATACCACCGTTAGATTGCCATTGACAGTAAGCGTTACGCCTGTGTCTATGGTAAGAGGTCCAGCGCACGATGCGTTCTCGTCAGATGCAATCGTTGTGTCTGTCGATAATGTTTGATCATTAATACGAAAGATTGCAGTTTCTACTTTAGTTGTAGTAGTTAAAAACTTAGGTGCAATAACCTCACCACCAAACTCACCACCATTAAGTCTGCTTACTGTGTCAGCTATACTAGCTATGTCATACGAAATAATTTCAACTAAGTCTGACGCAGCAGCACCTGACGTCAATACTATAGACGTATTTGTTGTTGCTGTATAGTCAGTTACAGGAATAAGTAATACACCATTTAGATATACATCTACATATGCAGCATCTTCGTATCGTAATGTTCTACTGTTATCGTCAGCGCCACTAAACGTAGTCTGACTAGCAGTAGCCGTATAGATGTAACGGTTACGTACGCCTGTGCTTGGTTGTCTACCTAAGTACGCCATGTGTTAGCCTTCATTAGCAGCAATCGCCGCATTAACAGCGGTCATGTCTTCGTCGGTCCAGAAGTCTTTAGCGACCATGATCTGTAGGTGACGCACATTACGATCCACGCAATCCGCCCAATCAGCATCGTCCATATCTTCTGGTTGACCAGCGTTTAGCAAGTCTACGCTATCGCCCATAGCTTTATAGTGTTGAGCGATTTGTTCTGCGGTGATTTCGTCCATTATGCGTTCTCCAGTGCGGTGATACGAGCAAGCATGTCAGCGTTTGCGGTTTCTAAGGTTTCAATCTTTGTGATTGCTTCTTGCAATGCTGCGGTTAGCAGTGGCACTAATTTACTTTGGTCAATGCCCTGATAGACAGGGTTGCCTTCATCATCGACCTCGTTATGTGTACCTGTTATCGCTTCTGGCACGATTGATTGGACTTCGTGCGCCAAGAAACCATCAACAGTCGTGTCTGCGTCTGCAATGAAGTTAAAACGCTTAGGCTCTAGTTGTTTGAGGCGTGTTGTTGCGCCTGTAAGCTCAACTACGTTTTCTTTAAGTCGGTAATCGGAAGACGTATTGTAAGCTGTAGCAGAACCTGTTGTGCTGATAGAGCCAACAATACTTCCATTCTTGCCAAAAGACATTGTGTTTATGGTAGCCGTATCGTCTCGGCAAATATTAATATAGCCCCTACCAATTTCTGTATAGTTAGCATCTACAACTACACCCGCACCTTGAGGCGTTGCACCTTGAGTAACCCAGTTCCCTGAACTATTTATATATAATCTCGGGTTACCATCACCATCTGATAGCACGATACAGTTGCTTGCGGTGCGGATGTCTAGGCCGCCTTGGTTACCGTTGTACAAACCAACGATGGTATTCTTAGACCCAGTACTGACATGGTATCCAGCACCATAGCCTAAGAACGTATTATATCCGCCAGTAGCACTGTATCCAGCTACTGTACCAACGGCGGTATTAAAACTTGATGTGGTATTTGAGTATAAAGAGTGATGTCCGTTGGCCACATTATACTGGCCTGTAGTCGTGTTGTAGGATGACTGATAGCCAGTTGAGGTATTGTAACTTGCTGAGGTGTTGTATCTTAATGCGCCAGTACCCAATCCTACATTATAGTAGCCTGTACTGTTGTCATAGAGGGCGCTAACACCAACACCCACATTAGAACTTCCAGAAGTACTAGAACGTAAAGCATTAACACCAACGCCAACATTTTGAGTACCAGTGCTGTTACCGCGCAATGCAAAGCCACCAACGGCAGTATTGCTAGTGCTAGTCGTCGCATCGTGCATGGCTTCATAGCCAATAGCTACGTTGTAAGTATTAGCAACTGTAGTTCCGTAATTGAATGACTGTAGAGCGTCTGCGCCAATGGCGACGTTTCTAGATCCGCCTTGGTTTGCATATAGAGCATTTTGCCCAACGGCCACGTTTGCCGAGCCGACAGTACCAGCGCGACCAGATGCGTAACCATAGTATGAGTTACCAGCGCCTGTAGTGACATTGTAACCCGCTTGATACCCAGAAGCAGTATTGTTATTTGCGGTGGTACTGAACGCCAAACTGCTCATCCCCAAGGCCACATTGTACTCACCAGAAGTCGTCGTTGTTAAAGCCCCCTGACCAACGGCCACGTTGTTTGAAGCGGTTGTCGCGTCGTTCATTGCGTTCTTACCAATGGCCGTATTTGACGACCCAGAACTAATACTTTCAAGCACAGTGTCGCCAAGCCCGGTATTGTTTGTACCGAGAGGATAGTTCCCATCAAGCTTGATTGTGCCGCCGTCTACTGAGAGGGTAGCTGTACTATCCGCAATGTCCCGCGCTCTTGACATGGTTTACTCTCCGAGTTGAGCTGCTTCAGCTTCCGCTTGACGTTCTGCTGCTGTTTTCACAATGTCGTTAGCAAAAGCATACGCTACAATCTCTTCGCGTGTAGCAGGTACTTGCACACCGTTGTCTAAACAGTATTCAACTGTAAGATTTACAATCTCGTCGTTGGCAATACGTGCGCGGTTTGTAAGCGCGTTATCTGCCCACTCTTGTGGTGACAATGCTGCGTACTCAAGACCTTTGTATTGAGTGTCTGTTAATGTAACTGTTATGTCTGGCACGTTTGTTCTCCTAAATCAGCAAAGTAGATAACCTGAGAAGTTGTTGTGATAGTCAGGGTTTCCGCGAATACCTCTGCGAGTAGTGTCAACATTTACGGAAACAGTATCGTTTGCAGAAAGGTCATAGATAATCGTATTTGATATTCGACCTTCAGGTTCTCCGTCGTTCGTATATGCACTGCCATATTGGTCAAATGCACCATTTTTATAAATACGAATCCACGGCCCTGAAGTAGTTCCGGTATCGGAAGTAGCGTTGACACTAAAAACATATTTACCTGCTACTGGAGCGGTAAATACACCAGTTGATGAGTTGTAATGCCCACCTATGTTAACGTGAACGTAGTTCCATACAATTGTGCCTGTAGTTGATGTTGAAGCGTTACGAAGTTGCGCGAAAAACGCTGGTTGAGATGGTTTTAAAACAGGACCATTATTGAAAGTATAAGAGCTTGCATAGAAGGGTAGACTAGCGTAGCCGGGAGAACCACTACGATTAAAGCTTTGTATCCAGCTCCCACTTATTTCTATGTTCTCACTGTCACTGGCTCTGACAACAAACTTGGTCTGTGGGTTTGTAGAATTAATACCTACATTCTCACTAGAATTAATCGTGATGGCAGTAGCGTCTGCGTTATCGTCTATGCCCTGCGAAGTAAACGCGCCCTGTACTGTCAGGTCTGTAGTATACGTAGTAGCTATATTAATTTCATCTGGTGGCACAATACTCTGTACAGGCAAGCCTAAGTGTACCACATAAACATTAGCTGTACCAACTGGCGGTGCTGATGTAAACGTAATTGTTGTACCACTACAAGTATACGCTACTGCCGGATCTTGAACAACATTTTCTACTACAACCCGCACGTCATTAGTTTTAGACGGCTGTGACATAGTAAAGGCAACAGTAGAGCCATCACCATTAAAGCTGTCTTTTACTGCTGTAGGGCTATACGCTTCAGCGGGTGCAGTGCCTAAATAGGCCATTATGTAATCTCCAGTATAGACATAACAGCGTCTGCTGATGTTGCTGTGTCCGAAGTGACATAAATTCTATCACCAGTTTCAAGAACTACTTTTTGATCTCCACCTACAATTACTAAAGAACCTCCAGCAGGAACAGGGGCTTGTTTTATTAAATAATAAGGATTAGCATAACTATCAGAAGATATTTTAATTGCAGCATCTATAAGAATTTGAGAAGACGATATATTTGACACAACTAAACCTATTACTGTAGTTTGAGTAGAACTACCTACCGTATAACTACCAATAGAAGTTTCTGATGTTCCTATTTCACGCGATATGTATCTTTTAAATGTGTTTGCCATGTATTTATCCTAACGCAATGGCTAATGCCACCGCCGTTCCCGCTTGATCTACGTCTAAACTTGCACGGGCAGTCGCACCACTTTCTGCTACCCAGTTTGTTCCGTTACCGACTATTATATTACCGTCCGTTACTGCCAGTCCAGATATATCTGTTAGACCAGCATCAACATCTTGTTTTCCGTCTAAAGCAGTTTGAAGACCATCTACATTACTAATAACATGATTGTGGCTGTCGTCTGCTACAACAATAGCATTATACGTTCCACTTACGTCGCCACCAAATGATGTAGATGTATTAAGGTAGTAAGAGCCTTCTTGGCCGTCTAATAGATCAGCATCTAAAGTTGAACCGCTACCGTCTACAGTTAAAAGCTCAGTTAATATTTCAGACGCTGTTTGATCTGCTGTAGCGCCAGACTCAATGCCGTCTAACTTAGTACCGTCTGTCGCTATGTCGCGTCCATCAACAGTACCACCAACCGTAATGTTGCTACTTGCATCTAGTGTGCTAACACTTAAAGGTGCAGCAGTTATTGTTAAGTCGCCAGTGCTTGATCCTGTCGCTGTAGTTGTACCTACTATGAATGAATCTGCTGACTCATCCCAACCCATAAATGCATTGTCGCCAGTACTACCACGTTCAATAACAATACCACTGTCGTTTGCATTAGAGCTAACACCATTGTTTAATTCAAGTAAATTGTCACTAACAACAGTGTTTGTAGTATTTAGTGTTGTAGTTGTACCGTTTACAGTTAGATCACCAGACAGCGTAAGATTAACGCCTGTAGCTGTTCCTGTAAATGCTGGTGACGCAAGAGGTGCTTTAGCGTCTAACTGAGTTTGTATATTTGAGGTAACACCGTCACTATAGTTTAACTCTGCTACAGTAGACGTTAGATCTGTTGTACCGTCATTTAATGTTGCATATGTTAGTGTACCAGTACTTGTGACATTTGTAAAGGTACCAGCAACAGCAGTCGTTCCACCGATTACTGTACCATCTATTGTACCGCCTGTAATCTCTACGTCAGAGGTTACATCTTCTGCCGCTGCAACAATAGATACATAAGCATTACCAGCTAACGTAATAGCTGATCCACTATTAGAACTTTCAGATACTGTCCTACTTAGTGTCGTGCCACTAGCTGTATAAGTACCAGTACCAACTTCCCAATTAGTACCTTCCTCAATAAGATAACGCACCACATCACCGTTGACTATTCCCGCAGCAGCAAACGTTTGATACGTAGTTACTGCTGAACCTAAAGTAATAGTTCCGGTACCTGTAGTGCTTGTAGTTACACGTACTCTGTTAGCTAGAACAGCCATATATGTGTCCTTACGCTATGCGTATAATAGCATTAGATGCATCAGCAGCAGGAAACTGAACCGTCAAGTTACCCGCAACCGCACTAACTGTTCCCCCAAAGTCAATTACGCAAATTGCTTTGTTGCCCTGTGAAGTATTATATATGATACAACCGTCTGCCGATAGTGTTACCGACGAAAATACTTCATCAGTAAAATCTACGATAGCGGTAGAACCACTTAAACTAATTGTAGCACCGTCAAGTGCTTGGCCTCCAGCGCTGTAACCAGTGCCTGAAGCTTCGTCACTGTTGCCGGTTACGTCTGAATAGTTTGTGGTGCTTGCGTTATACGTGCCTGTTGGTGTAGCCTTAATCAAAGCTATATTCAGAGTATCCGTATCTAGATCGTGTACACCGCCCAGTAGCTCTTGCTTAAAGCTGTTACACATTGCTGTAGTAATTGCCATATTCTCTACCTTATAAAAATAAGAGTAGGAGACTGAGTATTAAACCCAGCCTCCTAACTCAAGAAGCTTACGCGAGTGTGTCGCGGTCTACTTCGTCGGCACCCCGACCATCAACGTCCATTACCAATGCCCATACGCGCAGTTTACCTGCGGTAGCGGTACCGGTAAGGGTATCAACAGTAAGGTCCAAAGTGTCTTCTGCACCGACGTAAGCAATGCCCGGAATGGACGGAGCTACGGCACCTACAGATTTACCTGCCATTGCATAAGCAGCAACAAACTCATCGTCATCTGCGCCTGTTCCAATGTCGAAGGTAAGAGCCGTTGCACCTGTGAGTGCTTCGGTTACTTCAACACCAGCAGCGAGAATAACAGTTTGTGCTGGAAAAGTTGCAACAGTATTCGCGCCAGCGGCGAGATCTACTGCATTCAACTCTACGGAGATTTTTTCAATACCGTTTAACGCCATTTTACGATCTCCTTATACCAAGCAAATTTTGGCGTTCACAAGAGCTTCGGGACGAAGGATCTTGCGGCCATAGAGATGCATACCACGAACAACGTCGGCAAAGCTATCGGGATCACGATAGGTCTCTGTCTTGTTGATTTGCTCTGCGGTAGCTACGGCTGAAGAGTGGCCTGCAACAATGATGCCATAGTTAGAAGCATTGGTACCACCAGTTGTGGAAGAACCCGTGCCGATTGATGGCAAGTTGTTTGAAACAAACACTTTAAAGCCGAGAAGGTTATTGAGAACCAGACCATTCTGAAGTCCAGAACCACCGAAGTCGCTATTGAACAGACGTGAGTCTTCGTCCTGAAGGATTTCCTTCACAACTGGATCAATAACAATCCAACGGTTATTGGAGTCAACATTCTGTTGGTCAAGCTTACGAGCCATACGGGTGATAACCTGCATAGCATAAGCGTTACCAGAACCAACAGTGGCACTGTCGTTTCCTGCGCGTGGCTTGATGCCGATTGCGCTACCGGCGGAACCGCCGAAGTCGTCAGCTTCAAGTTTCATGCTGGAAAGAAGTTCGTCAGAACCAGCAGTCGATACAGCTTTTGTACCGTTGACAGTGGTGTTTACCGTGTCTGCAATAGCATGAAGAGCTGACTGCTTGTAGCCACAAAGATAACCAAGAACTTCTTGGTCATACTGGTCAGCGAGGCGGAAAGCCGCACGATCAGATGCAAGTGACTGGAAGTTGACATGAGAATGAGCTTCTTCAATGTCGTCAACCTTAAACGCGAAGTAGTTAGCCTTATCAACTGTGAGGCTGAAGTCTTCATCGTCTAGATCTTGTGGGGTAATAACCGTTCCGCGCTGATAAGACCGTACTGAGATTTCTGGTTCTTTAATGATGCGGACAGTATCGCCCATGTTGGCGATCTCGCCAAAGTAATCGGAGTTTGTAATCTCCTGACAAACAGCGGACTTACGGAACGCAAGTTGCACCTGTTTGGAATAAATAACAGGACTAAAATTACCGTTAGGTAGGTTTCCATATCCTGCTGCTGCTGCGAATGCCATTGTAATTCTCCTTTCGACAGCAATCAGATGCTAACTTACAACTTCCTTTAGAGGCTAATTAAAATAGGTGCGTCTTAAATACGTTTGGCCTAACGTAATCTTAACGGGCTATTCGCTTTAGGTAAGTCTATGGATAAGATTGTAGTTGCTATATATGTATATAAATACATTAAATAGTGGGTAGGCTATTGCGGCCACATATTTTGATATAGTTATATACGGTTTATTTTTAATGTCAACTGTTTTAACGAGCAGATCCTGAAAGATCATATACAAACTTTCCTGAACGGATAGCTTCCATAATAGCTTCTTGGTTCTTCTCATACTGAACAGTAGACATCTTCTGTACGTCAGACTCGCGTATGACGCCTGAAGAATCTTCGGCTGTAGGCCGATTACGTGAGGCTTTGGTATTTACCATTTCAGCAGCGTCGTCTGAACGCTTTTTCTTTTTACCGGTAATACCTCTGTCAGCCTTATATAGGTCAATAGCTCTAGCTGCTGATTGAGCATCATTGTCATTATCATATAGAGCCTGCTGAATCCATTTAGGCTGTTCTTCGGCCCAACTATGAAAATCATCATCCTGACGTATTTCTTCAAAGTCTGGATGTAGCTGGAGCAATAATGTTTCTGCTTTCTGACGCTCTGCGTCTTCCTGCATTTTATTAATTTTAGTGACACGCTCTTCAAGTTCTGTAGATTGTTCACGCGCCTTCTTAATTGCAATAGTCTCAACGATAGCGGCAACATCTGGATATTTCTCCATCCATTCGCCTATTTCTTCGTCGGTCTTTGGAAGTTTAATTTCCTTTTTAGTTGCAGCAGAAAGCTGCTCTTTCAATTCATTAATTTGATTTTGAAGATCTTCTTGCTGCTTTTGTGAATGTCTACGCAGATCACCATAACGCTTCTTAAATGATTTTTCTTCTGCGCCTTCTGGTTCTGCTTCTTGTTCTACCTGTTCTGCTTCATTTACTTCGCCTTTTTGTTGGCGCATCATTTCTTCTAGCTCTTCTTCGTCCTTTTTAATACGTTCTGCATTTGAGTAAGGTCTTGATAAAAATGCTTTCTTCTCTACGTGTTCTACGTTTTCTAATTCAGCCATATTTTCCACTTGGTCTGGGGCCACCGTAGCCTACAAAGTAGGGGGATGAGTAGCCAGTTAATCAGTCAGTTATAGTGCGACTGTACACTTACCGGCCTGCTAAACCACGCCGTTTCTTTTTCTTTTTAGTTTTACGTTTATGCACAAAACCGCCCCGTTTAAAGTCACCGGGTCCACCTGCGCCGCCGTCTGGTCCGTCAGCTCCAGTGTCAGACGCAGCGTCTCCGCCTCCTCCGCCGCCACCAGCGCCACCATCATCACCGCCGCCTTCATCAAAACCGCCAGTATCACTGTAGCCCTCTAAGTCACTACCAGAACTAAATCCAGTAGTACCTTCATCAAAGCC